CGGTCAGCGGTAGTTATCTCAGCGCCCACTCTAGCGGGCTTGTCGTTCTTTCTGGATGTTCCGGGAGCCTTCTGGCTTGTACGCTCCTGGGCGGAAAGGGAATCCCGGAACCGGATACCGGAGTCTATAACTGGAGCGGAGCACTTGAAGTAGTCGAAAGGTTCAAGTCCCATTTCGGTGATAGGTACTTCCTAGAAGTCCAGCCTTTCTGGGAGCTGGAGCGCTCGTGCTTTATGAATCCGGCCTGTGAGGAACTGAGCCGGATGACCGGAGTGCCGCTAGTCGTTACCCATGATATCCATTACCCGCTCCCGGAGGACGCGGAGATGCAAGCTATTCTCCACGCGGTCCATCGCGGGAAGGCGAGTATTGATGACGCGCTCCGGGAATGGAATTATGAGGTAGCGATGACCTTCCCGGACGGAGACGCTATACTCGGAGAGAAGCTAATGAAGACCGGCCTTAGCCGGGAAGCCTCGTGGGAGGCTATCCTGACTACGGAGCGGATAGCCGGAATGTGTAAGGTAAAGCTACCGAAGGCCGAACGTCTCCGGTACCCAATATCCCAGCAGGACCTTCAGCCGTGGAGCTAGCATGATGTCATTCGAGACTACCAAGGTCATTACCGGAGCCGAGAATACGATGACGGCCGGAGAGATAATCGCCGCTCTGGATGGCGTCGTATCGAATCACAAGCCGGAATTCCGGGTCACCTGGAAAGGCCAGGTTAAGTCGGTAAAGATCGTCACGCTTACCGATGAAGCCGGAGACCATATCCGGGCCGACCGGAAGCACCTAGCCTAATGGTAAGAGAATGCCAGATGTGTGGGCTAGAGCGGAGCGTCTGTAATCGGTACCGGCGAGATATCGCCTACGGCCGGAGCCTCGTCATCTTCCTATTCATGGAGGCCGTGTTCGGGTCCGCAATTATGTTCGCGGTAACGTCGCGAGCTTACGCCGCGCTATTCGTATTTGCCGTTGCCGCCTTTACGTCGATTGTCCTAGTAGTGAGGTCGCCATGGTCCTGACTCTTCCCGCGACGGCTCCTGTCCCGGATATCCCAGCCGATGACCTCCTATGGGAATGGCTCCGGTACGGATGGAACTTCCGTGGCTATAGCTCGCGGCCGGTAGCCGAGCAGAACTGGATCATTGACCGCGTCAAGTACGAAATGAATATGATCCTTGGAAAGGAACTGGCGGACTTCTTTCTATTCACGTCGGACGCTATCCGATGGGCGAAGGACAACGACGTAGCTATCGGACCCGGACGCGGCTCCACGGCCGCTAGCCTAGTCGCCTATACCACGCGGATTACCGAGGTCAACCCTTACAAGTACCCGTCTATGATCTTTGAGCGCTTCCTCGACGTTACCCGGCATGACCCTCCCGATATCGACGTGGACTGTTCGGACGAGGAACGCCACAAGGTCTATGAATACCTCGCCTGGAAGTATGGCGCTGAATGCGTCGGCCATATCGGCAACTTCATAAAGTACCGGGCTAAGAATTCCCTGGCTGACGTAGCGCGAGTCTACAACATTCCGCCATGGGCGAAAGACATCGTTGCTAACCTCGCGATTGAACGGAGCGGTGGAGATAGCCGGGCAGACGCGACCCTAGGCGATACCTTTGATATGTTCCCGGCCGCGCAGGAAGTCCTCCGGCAGTTCCCGGACCTCGCGAAGGCGATTCGGCTAGAGGGTAACTATCGCGGGCTCTCGGTTCACGCCTGCGGGCTTATGGTAGCGAATTCGCCGCTTACCGGAGTATGCGCTATTTACTCCAGGGAAGGCGAGCAGATACTCAGCCTCGATAAGATTGACGCAGAGTATATCGACGCGCTGAAACTCGACTTCCTAGGGCTCTCGACTATGGGCGTGATTGCCCGGTGCCTCCGGATGGCCGGCCTGACGCTAGCCGACCTATATGCCATCCCGGATACGGACCCGTCCGCTATCGAGGTATTCACCAAGGGTGACCTAGTCGGTATCTTCCAGTTCTCCGGCCGCGCGACCCGGCTAGTGAACCGGGACGTTAAGCCGCTGGACTTCTGGCATATTGTCTGTATCAATGCGCTGAGCCGTCCGGGTCCTCTGTTCTCCGGCCAGACGGCCGAATTCATCGAGGTACGGCATGGACGTAAGCGGCCGACTTCGCTTCACCCAATCGTAGATGAGATCACCAAGGATACTTACGGGCAGATGATCTTCCAGGAGCATATCCTTCGGTGCCTCCGGGAGATAGGCGACCTACAGTGGACTAACGTCCATCACATTCGCCGGATTATCGCTAAGAAGGCCGGGCAGGCAGCCTTCCAGCAATCGTTCGATGCCTTCGCGGAGGGAGCGGATAGGCTCCACGGGATTAAGCGCGAGCTAGCCGAGCAGATATGGCTCCGTCTCGTAACGTCCGGGACCTATGCGTTCAACGTCGCTCACGCCGTCTCGTATTCGATGCTAGCATTCTGGACGGCCTGGCTCAAGGTTCACTACCCGCTAGAGTTTTACGCGGCCTCTCTTCAGAAGGCGACGGACGCAGAGGACCAGTTCCGGCTTATGCGGGATGCTCTCTCCCACGGTATTGATATCAAGCCTCCGGACCTCCATTGCTCCACGAGGACGTGGATACCAAACCACGTCCTCTCTGATATCCCGGAGCTTCGGCGCGGAGAGCTAATTGCCGGATGGCAGCAGGTGCCGAAGATCGGCCCGAAGCTAGCCGAGCGCATCGAGCATCACCTTTCCGTCGAGCCCGCGAATCAATGGACAGACCTTACCCGGATTCCCGGTATCGGTGAGAGTACGGTCGCGAGGCTAGGAGCCTTTGTAACGGCTAAGGACCCGTTCGGGCTCTACCGGACGGAGCGACGGCTTAAGGCTGTTAGCCGCTGGCTCAAGACCCAGAAGGCGGTACCCTATCCGACTACGAACGGCGACAAGCTATCAGCCATGGTAGTCGAGGACTCGCGTCAGACCGGAGGCAGATGGAGGCGCGGACCTCTGGTGGTTTACGCGGGAGTAGTCCGGAGAGTTGAATACAAGGACATCGTAGAGGACGAGCACTCCCGGACGGGCAAGGAATATGAAGAGATACTCAAGGAAATCAAGAGGCCGGACCTCGTAAAGCGCGCCACCCTTCATATGTACGACACGAGCGATGAGGAAGTCTATGCGAGAATCAATCGGTGGAAATTCCCTGACCTAGTCCGTACGCTAGAGACGATCAACATTAATCACGACGTTGTGATAATACTGGGGAACCGTATAGCCGGGTTTGGGACTCCAGTCCTCGTAAACAAGATATGGGTTGTAGACCCGGAAACGTAGGAGACATGACTACTGTCGCGGAAACGAGAAACGTGGAGAAAGTCTACGTGCCTTCGGCCGACGATATGGACCTGGAGACGTTCTGCCTCCACATGACCCATAGGCACGCCGACTCCCTAGGAGGACTCGCGGAGCTGGACCCGGAGCGGCTAGACAATTACCTGGAAGAATGCTACCGGAGCTTTCACGACAAGCTCCACGAGCTTCGGCCGGACGCCAGGGGTAACCTCGTCCAGACTCTGGGATATCGCGTATTCGATCACGAGCATAGGAGCCCGCGATGAGTGGCTATACGGACGAGAGCCTAGAGCGCGAACCGATGTACACGGCCGGTTTCACGGTGACCCTCCGGCTTCCGGAGCGGATAGCCCCTGAACAGGCGCGCCAAGAACTGCTCACGTGCGTATCGTTCGGAAGCCCGGAGGTATCGGCTCCGTGGGTCCTCCCGGACCCGGACGAACGCGCTACGCTGGCCTGTAAGGCTTCGGAGCTTCCGGAGGGTATACCGACCTAGGCTAGAGGCCCTAGAAGTCCCGGAGCGGCCAGCGTAGCTCGCTCCGGCCCGGCCCGGAGCCCGGCTCCCGTCCGGGAACGTCCGGAATCCCATGTAATGCTCAGAGACCCTAGACCGGCTGGCGGAGGCCGGTCTAGGGTCGGCTCATAAGCTGGGGAGCTAGGAGCGAGTAATGTTCTGGTGGCTGAGGAAAGATAAGCAGACCGACTACATAGGCATTCACCGGAGTGGGGGAGGTCCCGGCCGCCATCGGGCCGACCCACTCACAAACGAGGACCCGGCTCCGGAACCAGAGGATCAGGATGGGTGGCACTACGCTGGATCATCTGGCGATAGTCTCCTGCTTGAGCCCGTGGAGTCTCTTGATCCGGAATATCAGTATCCGGCTTCACCCAGACGCCACGGAACGGACGGCGATAACGACACGCCCAGCTATAGGGCTTGACCGCCGCATACGCGGAGATTAGCACGGCTCCCGGCCGCATCGCGAGCATAACGGAATGCTCCCATGCGGCTTCCACCTCATCGTCCTTAAACGGCCGGGAGAGATAGACGATATCGAATTTGTCCCAGGGAGGGACTTCTGTCCGAAGGTCGCATTTCTCAGCACGGACTCCGAGCGCTCGCGACTGCTCTAGGTACTCGTCCGATATCTCATAGCCCATCTCTTCCATGAGATAGTACTTCCGGGCTAGATAGAGCTTGGTTCCTATTCCGGACCCGGCCTCGCCGTACCGGAGACGGCTATTGTCCGGGCTCATAGCCCAGGCCCGCGCGACGTGGAGCATCCGGTCAAACTCTAGAAGCTCCAGCGGGCTCCAGCGCCACAGGTCCGGGTCCGGAGCGGAACCAGACTCCTGGACTAGAGCGGCTAGCTCCATATGCCAGAGAGCCTCGATGGTTAGAAGGTCCGCCACTAGTTTGCCTCTAGGGTGACGGCCTCGATATACGCGACATCCGTAGTGCCATCTTCGGCAGTGTACCGGACCTCTCCGGCTTCGCGGATATCATCCGCGACGGAGGCCGCGCGCTCCGGGTCATCGTAGTCCCGGAGCTTCAGCGTAATGGTCGTCATGGCTACTTCGCCGGCCACTTCTTATCGGTCCAGGTCCAGCCGCTAGCACCCTTGGCCTGGGTGTACGTACAGAACTTGCCCGATGCGTTGGTGTAGCTGACGACCTTGAGGCCGCTGGCCGGGTCGATGGCGATACCCGCGCCACTCTTGGCGTTAGAGCCAGCGATGGCCCCACCATTGACGCACACCTTCCCGCTGGGGTCGATGTAGGCGAAGTACTGCTTGCCTTCATAAAACGCGACGGCTGCCGCCATGAGTCCTCCTGAATCGGATGGAGGCGTTGAGCCGCCTCCGGAGCTTCCGCCTTTGGCGCGCTTGATGACCTCGTCCATCGGGAAGCCGGAGCCGCAGTCGTGGTGCCCGGAACCCATTGAGCCGAAGTTGACGTGCTGGCAGATTCCCTTGACCGTCCCGGACTGCGCCTGGGAATTGCTGAGCTTGGTATAGGGAATCTTGTACTTGTCGCACATGTAGCGGAGCCAGTCCGCCGCGTTGTTGAGTAGGACGTTCTTGCCCATCCACGTCGATGTCGACCACGAGGCGTAGGCGCACATCTCCAGGGAGAGGCAGTAGTTGTTCGCGTTCCCCTGAGTCCACGCCTTGTGGTTCTCATAGACGTAGGCTCCCAGGAGCCCGGCCGACGTATTGTCCGCTCCGTGATGGGACGAGCATCCGGCCGAAGGATTGGCGAACCACGAGCCCAGGGACTCGATTGTCATCGCGCCTTCCGTCGTGTGGAACGCAATGACGTTGTACGGACCTCGCGAGGACGAGTAGTGAGGCGACGGCATCCACTTCTCTTTGATCGCCATTACTCCGGGACCTCCTCAGGGTCATCCGGCGACTCGTCCGGCGCTTCCTCGTCCGGGTCACCGACCGGATCATCGTGGTGTTCGTTGCGCCACTCTTCCAGGAAGGCCCGGTAACCGGCGAGACGTTCCCGTACCGAGCCAGGAGCTGGTTTCTCCGACCATCCCCACGGCTCCGTCGCTAGGTCGGCCTCCGGCTCCGTCTCGTCCGGTCCTTCCTCGTCTAGGACGGCCTCTCCGCTGTCCAGCTCCGCTTGGTCAACGATCTCACCGAACCGGACGCGGCGAGCGTGCCGCCGCTCTCGCCTTTCCTCCCTCCGCTCCACTCGCTCTTCATGGCGGGACTCGGCTCCCTCCACTACTTCCTTGAAACTAACCATTGAGCACCTCCTATCCGTAATCCTACTCCGATGGCGGTTCCGGCTTATCTGGAGGCCGCTTACTCCGGTTAAGGCCGATATACGCACCCAGGAGCCCGGTAACACCTCCGGTCCCGGCTATGAGCACCTGGGTCGCATTCTCCGAGAGCTTGACCTGAGGGAAACTCCCGTGGGTTATCTGAATGGCGCTAACGACTAGGATCAGGAGAATGGTGATCCCAAGGGAAAGCGCGAGGATCATCGCCACCCAGTCGACAGCGCTCCATTCCTTCGGCTGTTTATCCATGGGCTCCGTTCCTTTCCCTTGCCTCCGCTGCGAGCTTCGCGGCTTTCCTCTCGATACGCCAGTGCTCTAGCATCCCTCCGGCGATAGAGAGCAAGCCGGTCCAGATAGTCGAGAGCGTATCCTTCACGTCATCCGGTATCTTCATAATCGGATGGAACCGGATAATGAAGAACACGGACACAGTTGCGACGATAGCCCCAGCCGCCGCTCCGATAACCGGCCTTGGAATTCCCCACATATTCCCTCACGATTGAATGAAGCCTGCCTGATCGTCTAGCGGATACCGGCCCATGATTCCAATCTGTGTCGAGGCTAGCGAGTTTGGCACATAGTTGAAGTTGATGTTGCCGCCGGGATTGATGCTGAGAATCGGAGAGGCCGCTCCATCCGCTACGTCAGTAACGAGGAACCTCTGAGCGGCAATCGGCCGGTAGTTCGGCGGGAAGGTAAAGAAGGTCACGTTGTTCATGTTGCCGGTGACGTTGTTGGTCTGGACCTTTCCTGCTATCTCGACGTACTTAAGGTCACTAGCAAATCGGTACTGTGGCGGAGTCATACCCGCGACGGTACCAGCCCAGTTCGCAGCCGAGAGCGGTCGCATGTCGTGCCATTGATCGTTGCTTAGCCTCCGGTCATCGATGAGCCCGGTGAGCGCTCCGGCCGACGTAGAAGTCCAGTGGGATACCGGGAGGTCCCAGATACCAGTAGGAGTCTGTACGATCGGAGGGAGGACCGGCGAAGCTCCGGGAGTCCCGGTGATGATCGTCGGCGCAATGACGGTCGCGGACGAGGCCGCGCCTCGCGTATACCGGAGGACGAGCCGGTCAATCCGGTTGGACGCGGACGCGGCCGGAATGGGGGTTGAGACCGGAGCGTCGCAGCGCCACAACTGGCCTTTGATAACGGACACGCCGTCCGCGATTACCGCGTTGCGGCCTCCGGTATCGAGGGAGGGAACCATGGCGCTGCCAATCGAGCCGTCGATGGCATTGAGAAGGCCCGAAACGGAGCAGAAGTATTCCCACTCAGCCGTTGTCGTTAGCTGAGTAAAGGCGGAAGGCCGCGCGTCGTACGTTACCATGACTCTCCTACTTAGTTGCGAGCTTCTTTTCAACTGCCTTTATCCGGGCCGTGAGCTGCCCTATTGCGGTTAGGTCCGTAGCCGTCGCGTTAGCCGAATTCCCAATCGTCGGCACAACGGATATCTCCGGAGTCTGAGACGGGTCAGCCGTTAGCGTCACTCCGGTCACGACATCATTGTAGGTAACTCCCGGCCGGACTTCTACCGTCACGATATCGCCAAGATGGTAATCCCGGCCGAACGTCAGGAATGGGATATCGGTTGCGGTCACATTCATCGTTGGCCCGGCCGCTCCCGTCGCTATCGCCTGCTGGGCTGCGGTCGCGAGATTATTCGCATCCGTCTCCGAGGAATCGTCAATGAAGTTCTCCGTTAGATTCCACTGCGTCCGGTTAGTCGCCGTCCTCGATACAAAGTTGGTAGAGGTCCCCTGGACCAATGCGTCGGTTACGGTCGGGTCCGTTAGGGAAAGGCTGATAGCCGTAAGGTTACCTAGGCTCTCGGAGAACCAAGCCTTGCCGGAGAGGTCCCGTGGGACGTATACGTCAAAGATCATCCGGTGAGTCGATGGAACGCGAACGATAGAGACGCCCATAGCCGTCCCTGACTGAGCGATGAGAGCCCTAATCACGTCGAGTAGGTTCAGGTCTACCCCGGAGCCGAACTTGACTGTATAGGACACGTTAGGGCCTCGCGTAAGGTTCGGCCCGATATCGAGCAGGTTATGCCTTCTGGCCGCGAGCGCTCCGGGTCCTAGGTTCCGGTTCACATAGTATTTGATCGCCGTCTCTAGCGGCTGAGCCGATACCGCATCGGTAGCTGCGGCCGTCTGCGAGGCCCACGCTACGGTCGGGTTGGGATAGGCAATCCGGTTCGCGACTAGCGCAAGGTAATCGCCTCCGGTCAGCGTAATGAATGGACCGGCGAACTGGCCCTGTCCTCCGAACGAGCCCGGTATTGAATCGGAGTACTGAGGCTGTTCGCATTTCCCGCCGAAGGTAAAGAGGCCGCGCCAGTTCACATTGACGAGGAAGTCTCCGGCCATCATGATATTCCAGAGCATGTCCGAATAGGGAACGAGGATAGTCCACGAGCCGACCGCATTGTAATAGAGCTGAGCCGATATGCTTATAAACTGAACGACTCCCTGGCTTACAAGATTGCTATTTAGTATCTCAACGAATATCTCATCGGAGGACCCGGCCGAAGGCGGCACAAAAGGAATTCCCGGCAGGAGGGTACCATCTCCACGGGTATAGTGCCGGGAGAAAGCGCTAACGGGAAGGACGGCCATTATGCGCGGCTCCATCTAGCGGTCCAGGACAATGTTACGGAAGTCGCGAGCGAGCTTCCGGCCATAGCAATACTCACCTGGTTATCTCCACCCATTAGGCCCCATAGGTCCCGGAGGGAAGAGAGTACAAGCGAGTCCCATATATTGGTCGCGGTCGTGACGTTATAGGCCATCTGCGTTCCGGGCTTAGTCTGAACCTGGACTACCTGCCCGGCCGGTACCGGCGCGTTGAGAGACCACTTCCGGCCCGTAGTTAGGTTCTGCATCGTGGGCGTACCGGGTCCGGTGATATTCCATATCGGATAGGCCGGAGCCGTCCCGGTATTCGTGATAATGACGGAGCCGGTAACGGACCCGGCCGCGAGCCGTACAGGAAGCAGCGGGAGAATACCGGCCGCGTTGCTTATCGCAAAGGTCATCGAGCGCTGGTTCTGATCCGACCAGTACGGGTCCGGAGTCTGGAGCGTTAGCGCGTATACTGTATGATGAATTCCAACGTCCGGAGTATTGAGCCCGGAGGTCACATAGACGGCTATCTGCCGCGAGGTACCGTCCGGCCGCTCAATGACTAGGTATCCGGGAGCCGGAGCCTCTTTCCTCCGCGTCAGGAAAGCCCGCACGACCCTATCCAGGAGCTTGTAGTAATCGTTCTGGGTCCCGCCAATAGGAGTCCCTACAATGACGCCAAGCGCTATCGTTCCCGGCTGCGGAATGTATACGTCGGTAAAGGCCGTGCCGTCTAGGAGCGGGAGCGTCTGAATGGATACCGGGAGTCCTTCTATCCCGGCTATCCCGGTACACGCATACCCATTCGCCATCGTAAGGTCCGAAAGGTTCCAGTATCCTCCGTCCGGGTCCAGGTATCCAATCTGGAGCGGAGTAGTTGTCATTAGGTCCTCCTACCCTGACGCTGAAGGCTTCCATCCGTAAGCGACATGGCCTGGAAGGCCGACCGGACGTGGCCTTCAATGACCTGCCCGGTTAGACCATCGAAGTGGGCGTGATACGCGGTCCCTCCGTCGCCTCCGCGAGGCCGGCCACCCGTCCATGGGCTTACCGTCTCGCCTCCGCTGAAGCGGATAAGCTCCGGGCCTCGCTCTCCGGTCCAGGCCCATCCCGGCATTGCGTTATTCGTACCGTACGCATAACCGTGGCCGGAGCCCATTCCCATTCCTCCGGACATAAGGCTAGGACCGTATACGTGCCTGGCATAGTTAATGGCCGCAGCGACGTTAGCCAATGGGTCATAGATATTGTTCGACGTACCCGGAACGTGATAGGCCGCGAACGTACTTCCAATAGTCTGGAGTAGACCTCGCGATGGATCGCCGCGCTGAGCGTTAATGTCCGTGAGGTTGATAGCGTTCGGGTTGCCGCCGCTCTCCGTATTCATCTGATAGAGGACCCGCGAGGCGAGACTAAGCGGGAGCCCCAGCATTCCGAGAGCCTGAGCGACTACTCCGGCCCACCGCGAGACTCCGGAGCCGGTAGAGTGGAATAGCTTCGCAAAGAAGCCTCCGACTGCGCCGCCTACCTTTCCGAGAGCGCTTAGAGCCTTGGCCGGGAGGTTGGCTAGCGATATCAGGGACTTACCCGCGAGCGAGGCTAGGGCCTGCGGCCAGCCGCCAAATATCTTGCCTATGAAGCTACCGAGGTTTGTAGCTCCGGAAAGCATACCGTGGAGCATGCCGGCGACTACGTTCTGGCCCAGTGGCATCATTATCGTCGCCGGAGACTTAATCCCGAACCAGTGCTTAACGGCTCCGATAATCGGGTCTACGATGTTGCCCTTTATCCAGGAGCCGATACTTCCAATGGCGCTCTTCATTCCGGCGAGTAGGCCGCTGATAATATTCGAGCCGGCATTGACTAGCCACGACCTAGCCGACGCAAAGAAGTTAAGGATGCGGGTCTTGAGATTGGTATAGGCGTTGTATACGTCCTGGGCGCCACGGATAGCGCGGCCGACCGTATTACTCCACAGCGTATTCCAGGCAATAGCCGACCCGGCAATAAGCGAGGTCCACCAGTTATTCAGCCACGACCTAGCCCGGTTATACAGCGTCTCTACGTCGTGCCATCCCCTAACTATCCGGCTGATCGTATTGTTCCAGATCATATCCCAGTAATGGGACACGTCGTGCCGGATGCCGTCAAAGGAATTCGCGATATCGTGCTGAATACGATTTAGCCAGTTCTGGATTCCCTCGTGAATCCGGATGATAGCGCCAATGGTATTGTTGTAGATCGAATCCCAGACGTGGGCTATCTCGTGACGCACTCCGTCGAATACGACGGCGACGTCATGCATCGCCGGCAGGAAATGCTGCTCTATGTACGTCGCTATCTCGGTAAGGAACTGGAGAGCCCGGATAGCGAATATAGCAATCTGGAATAGGAAGTTCAGAAAGTCGGCAAAGGCTTTGGGGTTAGCCGAGATGGCGTGTGCGAGCCCGGAGATAGCGTCCGCGAACGATTTAGCAATGCCTGGTATGTCCGGAGTGAAAGCTTTCAGGATAGCGATAAAGGCGGAAGCGACGGCTCTCATAGACCCGATAACGGCCGGACTCGTAAAGGCCATGAGGATAGCATCGACAAAGGCCTGGAACGGTCCCGCTATCATTCTCATGATAGCCGAGAACACCGGGGTAAGCTCGTCAAGGATAATCCCCACCATAGCGAGGATGTGGGATATTACCGGAACGAATGCCTGCCCTATCTTCTCAAGGTCCTTCTTGGCATTCGTCTGGAAGAGGTCCCACTGCTTAGTGAGCTTCCCGGTCATGATAGCGCCAGCGATGCCGATAGCCGCGAAGGCTCCGCCAAGCGCGAACACGATAGCTCCGGCCGCAGCCTGGGCGAGGAACGGGAGCGCGGCTAGCCCGGCTACGATGGCCGCTACGATACCGGCCGGACCCGCGAGCGCAGCTATCCCTCCGCCAGCCGGAGCGGCCGCAGGAGCCCCACCCGTGGCCGCTGGGGCGATAGCTCCGGCCCCACCGAACAAGCCGCCGATGGCCGCTACGGGTCCTCCCTTGCCTCCTGCGGAGCCGGAGTCCCTACGGAGCAGCGCTAGCTGAGCCCTGGCTTCTTTCGTATCAAAGGTGATACGGATGTCCTTGGACTTACTCCGGACTTCCTCCAGCCCGGTATCAATGAGCGCAATTTCCTTCATCGCGTCCTTAGACGAGATGTCAACGCCAATCTCTTTGCCTAGCAGTTCCTCCATTCGCTTGCGTAGCTCTGCGACCTTCTTATCGGCCTTGGATGAATTCGCGTCTATCTCGGCTTCCGGCAGGGCATCGAGCGCGGCCTTCAGACGCTTCCGGAAACTAGACCCAAAAGCGTCAGCCGACTTAGTGCCGCCTTTCCCCATCTCGTCCGTAACCGACTTGGAGATGTTGCGGCCTATTTCCTCGCCCACGGCCGAAGAGGACGGCACGAGCTGTGCCCGCATTCGCTGGTCCCAGCCGCGAGCGTCGGGGACTACTCCGACCGCAACATTTCCTACGAAAATATCAGTTGCCATTAGTCGGTCCTCCCGGTTATCTCATCCAGCGCATCCTGTGCGTCCTCGTCCCGGACGAGCCTGAGCCGTGGGTCCATCTTCCGCGCATCGGAGAGCGATATCTGGCGGAGCTTCCGTGTCCGGCCGGTAACTCCCGGCCGCTTAATCGGCTCCGGCCTAGGAATGGCCTGTTCCGTGTGTGCGCTCTGATAGATCCAGATAAGGTTCCGGACCTCATCAATGAGCGTAGCCGTCAGGCCTTCCATCGCACTCCACCGGGCCTTTACCGGGTCGCCGGAATTCTCCAGTATCCGGTCCTCTGGCATACTATTCCGGATAGCCGTATTGAGCGAAGCCTCCACCGGGAGCTGATCTATTAGCACGAGCAGCTTCCGCCACGTTAGGCCGGAGCCTCGACGGAACAAGTCCGCAAAGGCCAGTCCGTAATAGCGCTGGAGGTCTGCCTCTACCTCTTCCGGGAACGTTTCCGTGAGCCAGACGGCCTTCTGGATTTTCCCATCGACATTCTCGCCTGCCGGCCGGACTCGTTGAACACGGCCTCAATCTGGTAATTCTTGAGGTCCGCGTCCAGCCATGTCTCGTATTCCTCATCGTCCTCGATGACGGAGCGAGCCCACGTCTCCCAGTCGCCGGAAGTCGCGGCGCGCATAGCGGAGGACGGCCAGGCTCCGGCGTGGAGAATGTGAATGACGGTTCCGTCTATCCGGACGGTAAGCGGGTCACCGACAACTTCCCGCTGGAGGGTATCGGAGATAAGGTCAAGGTCAACGTCAACCTCTTCCAGCTCCGGGTCCTCGTCCGGACGGATTGGGTCCACGCTCATATCGACGTGGCGAAGTAGTCGGCAACGCTCTTGCCGTAATTGATATAGCGCTTACCGACTCCGGCCACCTGGGTGGTCCCGTCATCGATAATTCCCGGATACATGGTCCAGGTAATGTCGAGGGAGGTCACGTCGGCCTGCTGGACCTGGTCGTTTCCGCGAGCCGTCACCTTGGTGAATGGCGCGTAAAGGCGCATCGCCTTATCGCCGTCGATGGAGTCCCAGATCACCGAATAGCGGTTGTCGTCTGGCGGGTCCGGGATAACGTACCCCACGGTATTGCCGGTGGCCGGCTTGAGCGGCGAGGACGCCAGCGGGAAGATCGGCACGTCATCGTAGAGCGAGCGAGCGATGGGGTTGAGACCTTCCAGCAGGGTCGCCTGAACGGTCTTGGAGCCGCCGGTCAGGATAGACCGGATAGGCGTAAGGACGCCAGCGGCCGGAATGTCCTTGATCGTCTCGTCCAGCTTGAAGATATAGCCGGACGTGTCGACCCAGCCGGCACAGGCATATCCGTCGATGGTCGTTACGTCCTCGAATGCGACTGGGGCTCCGGTGTTCGGAGGACCGACCCAGACGATGACGTCTCCTGCGGCGTATAGGAGTTCATTGTCTTTCTGCGGGACTACGGGAGTTGTCACTTTCTCTCCTACGGGTGAATCAGGATTTCATAGGTGGCGGAATAGCGGACTACATCGGTGTTAGCCTCCGGGAGTGGTCTAGGTCCGGCTATGGTATTCGCGTGCTGAATAACTCCATTCGTAACCTTGATACCCATAAGGGAATGGATATCTGCCTGGATGTCTCGCGCCGCAGCAGAGACGTTACCCATTTCGGACTTCGGTCCATATACGTCAACATCAATGATCGGCCGGTCAACGTGGATATTCCGGGGTGCCCCGGATATGCGGTGAAGGCGTGCGACGATTCCGGTTAGGTCGCCTGCTGGCATAATCGTCACAAAACGGATATCGGGCTCCATCGGGACGAGCGCATAAAGCATCGCACTCTCCGCGTCCGGTAGAACCGGCGCAACCTGAGGTATCACGGCGTCACCTCAAAGGCCGCTCGCGCTAGGACCCGGTAAGGCTCACGTCCGTAGTGGCCGAATTCAACCCAGAACGCGGACGGGGCATCGTTGTACACGATAGCTTCCGCACGGTCCCTAGTGGCGCCTCCGTGGTCGCTGGAGCGTATCCGGAAGCTAGCCCGGTAACGTCCCGGTTCCTCGTCTCCCTCAGCCCTAGAGCCGGTCGGAGCGATAGCTTCGGCGCGAGCCCGGATTCCCTCCGCGCGCCGGACCATCTCCGCCACCATAAAGTCGGCCCGGAGCATCCGGCCAATCCCCGCGTGGTCCGGGGTATACGTCGCCGTCATACCGAGACTCCCGTCACCTTAGTGGCCCGGACTTCTACCGGAGCCGTATTGCCGGAGAATGGAGAAGCCCATACGTTCGGCTTTCCCTGAACCTCGTATTCGGTCCCGTCCGGAAGCCGGAGCGCATCTATGTACTCAACGTCAGTCCCGTACGGGAAGTAAACAACAATCTCGGAGCTAAGCTGATCGGTGAACTGAGTAGTCTCACTCGTTCCCGCTGGCTGAACCGAGCACAGCGGGATATCCTCAGTCGTCTCCGAATATGTGTCATTGCCGTACTCGTCCGTTCCGGAGACGGCACGGCTAACAATCGTGACCGTTACTCCGTACGGGAAAGAAGGCATTACTTCCTCCGGCGAGTCCGTGCAGGCGGTGGCTCAGGTAGCTCAATCTCTACCTGAACCGGATACCTCTGGCCGCCGATCACGACGGCTCCGGTAACGACAACAGTCACGGAATGGTACAGGTGAATACGGCCGGGTCCGACGTTCCGGTGAACGTGAGCGTGTCCTCGTCCGAAGTCGGGACCTCGAATTGCTCCGAACCGGCCGGAGTACCCGGAAGGGTCATGGTCGTGCTGACGTCGTACCTCGTCCCGCCGATCACGGCCGCTCCGCTAACGGTCGCGCCGGACGGAGGAACGGGATCATTCCCGTCAACCGAATAGGTGAACGTTACGATCTGGCCGTGAGCCGGAGCCGTATCGTCGGCATTGATAGCACAGCTGATTGGCATTTCGCTCCTATAGTTGGACCTTGATGGTTCCGGTAGTCTGACGGTAATCCGCGAGCGTGGTCTTCATCCCGGCATCGGCTAGCGCGGCCGATAGCCCAGCTCCCGAAGTCCTCCGCATGGAATAGGAATAGGCTCCGATGGACTCGCTCGCTAGAGTCGCGGACTGAGTTGGAGTCGCTAGCTCCGATATGATTGCGGTACAGAGGACGGCCATAACGTCGGCCGGAGTATCCTGATAGCCATGCGCTCCGGTTACCTGGAATGTCCCGCCCCACCAGAACGTCTCCTCATACCATTCCTCTGGAAGATTGATAATCCCGGAAGCTCCCGGATTCATGACCGTGATCTCATCGACATCGTCAAAGTGAAACCACGTGACCGGGATATCCGGAATGCCAGCGGTACCGCTAAGCGCGAGGACTTCATCAACGGACGCGACCGGGCGCCACGGGAGCTTGATGAGATTCCCGTCTCCAACTATCTTGATAACGTCCGCATCATACCAGATAAAGTCCTCGCGGCAGTATCGCCGGATAATCGCGGAGCCGTCCGCGAGTAGAGCGGTTGTGCGCGTCTCTTCGGATGGCGTTAGGCTGCGGCCTAGCCTCGCCTCGATATCCTCCGGAGTGGCGAGGCTAGGCAGCGAGCCAGTCGTCATCCTGGTCCACCTCCTACTTGCGGGAACGCCGCGAGCTAGCGGAGCCGGACTCGCCGGTGTCTTCCTCGCCGGAGTCCGGGCCGGCAGCGACGGCCTGACGCTCTTCCTCAGCGGCCTCTCGCTCTTCCAGCGCGACCCGCTCCCACTCGGAACGGGACATGAGCTGCTCCTGGCCTTCGCCGCTCTCCAGGAGTACGTCCTGCGGGCCGGTCGCCGGATAGCCCTGCTTGACGTCGATAGCTCCGGTCGTGGGCGGCGTGGTCCCGACTCCGAGCACCGCGCCGAACGGCCAGCGAGCGGTGATCGCCGCTCCGGGCTGCATGATCGTGACCGGGTTGACGGTCGCGTAGGCGAGGCGCATCGTCATCCGCATCGCCACGGAGTCCTGCTGCATCAGGTTCAGGATGACCTTCCCGGTATCGTCGGAGATGACGCCTTCCGAGAACATCTTGAACGAGATGTCGGAGCGGATTCCGATCATCGACTTGGTGAAGTCTCCGGCGAGCATGATCGCGCCGGGAGTCGGCATGACCCACGAGCCGTTGTTGACCTCTGACATCCGGTAGCCGTAGAGCGTCCCACCCGGACCCGATTGCATGTCGGACTGGTAAATCGGGAGGCCCTGCGCGGAACGGATTCCGGTGAGCTTCCAGTTCATACCGGGCATGGCCGCAAAGCCATTCACGGTATAGCCGGTAAGCGCCATCTCCTGTCCGAGCGCGGCCACGTCCTGGCCCAGGTCCACGCCGGTTCCCTCGATGACGGAATGGCCGGACTTGGTTGCGCCGACGAATACGGATTCGCCCCATGTGTTCGGCTTGTTGATGCCCCAGAGCACAGCGGAGTCGATGAGCGCGCCCACGGCCTCCGTAATACGCGGCTTGACCTGATCCCAGAGCGGAACGTCCGCATCGTCAAGGTACGCTTCCGGAATGGGAACGATACAGGCCAGTTCCTCGACCACGAGCACGACATTCTTCCACTGCTGCTGCGTGGTCTGCTTCATTCCGGTATCGCCGCCAACCCAGTAGGCGACGGGAAGGACGTCAAGAACCGGCATGCGCTGGGTCTTGGACGAGAGCGGAGTTGACGCCATCAGGGAAAGCGCGGCCGAAGCTCGCGGAGCCTCCTGGATGATGTCGGATGCGAGAGGCTGCGGGACTAGCGGGTCAGGCCCACCCTGCGTCCGTACGACTCCCTGGTTGTATACGGCCATGTGTGCCGGACCTTTCCGCGCAAGCGCGGCTTAACACGCTCGCGGCTTATTCGTTTCTACCCTGGACGAGAGTCCGGAACCACGCATTCGGGTCAGTAGAAGCGCTGCCATTCGACGGAGCGGACCCGGCTCTCAGAGACTCAACTGGGCGTGCGCCCATGGGCGAGCCGTTCCGGCCCTGGCCGTTCTCAAGCATGTCCTTTACAAGGACCTGGGCTATTTCCTGGGCTCTCGTTTCGATAAGCCCGGCCCACCGTTCCGCTCGCTCGCTGATTTCCTCGTCCGTTCCGGTACCGAGGTCATCAATCATCTCGATTGGAAGGTCGTGCGCGGCCGCAGCCATCACGCGGGAATGGTCGGCGCGAGCCTCGTCCCGTTCCCTCCTGGCTTCGGCCAGTTCCTCCTGAGTCCGTTCGGACTCAGTCATCTGTGCCTTCTTGATTTCGGCTAGCTCCCTAGCCGCGTCGGAGTTGCCCTTTGAGCGATTCTCCCACTGGCGAGCGCGAGCCTTCCAGTCACGGAGTTCAGCCGCAAGCTGCTCCGGAGTCTGCTCTTCCTCGCCTGTGCCTTCCGGCGCTTGGCCTTCCGGGTCCGTTCCGGCCCCAGCTCCCTGATCTTCCTGCCCCGTTTCGGGTCCAGTCGATTCCGGCGCTTCCTCGCTCATCTTAGCCTCTCCCTGCGCAGATACGCGGGATTCTAGCCCGTAAAGATCGTAAAGGGAAGCTCAGCCTAAGTGCCCAGCCTTCTTGGCCTTAGCCGTCGCCTCTTCCACTCCGGGCGCGTGTCCCGGCCATCCTCCGGTCGCGCGCTTATGGAGATTGGCGCAGAGTCCCTTTACGATGGCCGGCCCGACGTATTTCCCAAGCTGAACAACACACCTGTCGAAGTCTCCCGGAACGCCCCAGTCAATCTTGGCGGCTCCGGCTCCCTCTGTCCAGTAGTGCTTGAGACGCTCCGTACTGGCTGCGTCCTTGGGGGTCGCCTCGCGTCCCGCTACCATCGGTCCTCCCTAACTCGACGGAACCGGCCGTTGCGGGCTCCGAGGTGGTTTCTCCGGTGTTCCGAGGCCCTAGGAGGCCCGGAGGTACCCTCCCGGCCGCTCCCGGCCATCGTAGCGCTGTTCACGGGTACCTCCGGGGCAGCCGTACGGGCTCCGTCGCGATGCGGATGATGCGAGCCCGGACGCGGCCTCCGCGCTCCGCGCACAGCCTACAGGTAGCCATACCGGAGCCCGCGAGGCCGGCATGTACCGGGCAGAGCCAGATATCCGCCCCATGGCTGAGCACGCCACAGGCCCGATGGTAGAGACTCGCCGGAGTCGCGCCGCACGTCGCCTCAGGCCCGATCCACGCTGCGCACGGATGGCCGCGTGGAATTACGAGGTCTGGTATGGCGGGTCCTACCCGGAGGCTATATCTGGAAGATGAATCCGACACCAGCAACTCCCGTTCCGGCTGCGCCTGTTATTGAGTCTCCGGCCGCTGGGGTCCTCGACGTACCTAGGAGGAATGCGGCAATGGTATGAGCGGAAGGCCCGGTTACCGCATCACAGCACAGAGCCCAGAAGCACGTCCCAGGCCCGGACGTGAAAGGACCCCATGTTATCACGTTGGTATTCCAGACCTGAGACGGCGAGGCATTCGTGGGGCTAGTCGGGTTGTATAGCTGGCGCGCATAGCCAGAGCCGGAAGGGTACTCGTTAATGGTAACTCCGGCCATTGAGACTTCATGCTCGTCAAGCGCGCCGATCGCCGTCATGGAAAGGCCAAGGTAGGTATTCGCCGGAGCCGGGCTCTGCGCCTTGAGGAACACAGCCGCAAGAGCCTGGTTCTGCGCGTACTGGAAAAGCTGGCCCTGTGATATCACTCTTCCACCTTAATGAAGTCGCGGTCAAATACGTCCGGGTCAATAGTGGTAATCCGGGTATTACCAGTCTTGTCAGCCCACTGGACGAGAGGCCAGCCGGACTCATCGTCATGAGCTATGACCTGTACGTCGGTACCGGGAGGCATATCCAGCTCTGCCATATCATCGTCTAGAGCCTCTCCACGGGCAGCCTCTCCAAATCCAACGTCGTGGCTATACCGGAATATCTCCAGAAGCTCCGAACTCACTATGAGCCGCCTCCGCTCTTCCAGGAACTGGGGATGTCCGCAGACCATCCTCGCTTGGCCGCTACCCGCTTGATATAGGCCCGGATACGGTTGTGCTCTTCCGGCGTGTTCGGCCTAGCCCGGCCAACCGACGCGATAGCTGACGCAAGGGAGTCCTTACCCGTTCGCTGCTTGATTGGGAAGCGCGGCGCGTCCGACTGATTCTGCTGCGACGGAGGCAGGGCCTGTCCCCGCTTTTGTAGTGACTGCCGTTCCTTCAGGTTCGCCATGACTACTCCAGTACTTATCCCATTCGGCCCGTGCGGCCGCTCCACGATATCCCTTTGTGACCTCTCCCCATTTATCCGAGAGGCCCGTATTGACTGACTTCTGCCCGTGGAAGACTACCCGTGCTACACAATGGCAATGATCGTGTGCCCGGAAATGAACCGACTTCTCTGAATAGACTCCGCCTCGTCCCGCGAGCATCGAGCAGAAGCCACACGCTCCCGGAGTGATTACCCGCTCCCAGCCGGAAGCTACCGGGTCATTGACGGCAGCCTGGGTTATGGTATCCCGGCCGCCAAGAAGAGTCATCCGGGTAGCCGCTCCCCTGAGCCCATCTCGCGCCATCGTAGAAGCCTCCGGAGCGTCGGCCTCTTTGAGGTAATGGAAGAACTGGCCGGCTCCCATTGACTGGACCACAGTCTGGAGATATCCCGGACGGAGCGAGACTCCCGGAACCGGGACGGCCGGATACCCGGCCATTACCCGGCTACTCCCATAGTACTGAGCCGCCTCCGCAGCCGACATGTTGTAATGCTGCTCGATCATTCCCTGGACGAGCGGCGAGAGCCCGTCCCACGACTCCGCGAACTTCGCCGGATTGATTACGCGGTCCCATAGGTTCACGATAGCGAGCGCGACCCGCGTAGCAATGAGAGCCTGATTGCTCCGGTACCGATTCAGCAGAGCCGCTGACCCGGCCGCTCGCGATACCGGGAGCCCAGGCGTACTCATGGCGTACTCGTATCAGCCGGGACCGGAACGGCTCCGTTGGCCTGAGCGGGAGCGGGAGCCGGAGGCTGCCCGTTAGCCGCCGCGACTCCCGGAGGGACCGGAGGTGGGTTTACGGTTGCGGCTATGGCCTGCTGGACGAGTGCCTGCGCTTCCTCGCGCTGCTTCGCGAGCCGCCACGCCGCCACATCGTCGGCCGTGACTCCCGGAATCCTCGCCCACAGTTCCTCTTCCGGAACGCCAAGCATCTGAGCGGCCTTGGTTAGCCCGTCGATAGTCGCGCCAAAAGCACGAGCCGAAGTATCGCGCCACAGGACCGTCCCGAAGAGATCATTCCATCCCTTCTTGTCTCCGGATGCGAGAGCCGAGAGCCGGAACGTATTCCGCCACGGGTCCATTAGGAGTGCCTGTAGCTCTTCAACTTTCCGGTCTAGGCCATCCCGCGCAGCGGCTAGCGCTTCGGCCGATAGGTTCGCTATCTGGCCTAGAAGGTGATACGGAGGGACCTGAGAGATAGTTGACATATGCCGGATACCGTCCTCACGGACTCCGGAGTATGGCGCGAGCGCGGTCTCAGAGAAGTCTCCGAACTTGGTCCCAGGGTCCTCTGCCGAAAACATCCGGTCTACTCCCGGACGGAATGGCTGAGCCTCGCGGCCTTCCTCGTCCACCGGGCTCATCCCGGTAACCCACCGCTGTCGGAAGGCGGCGAACTGCTCCGATATCATGAGGTTGAACGTATCAAAATTAATCTGGTCCTGAAGCGGCATTAGCGGCTCGATTTCACCGCTACAGTCATCCTCACCGTCTAGGTCGGCCTCATAGAGGAACCGGACGATGGGACATACTCCGAGACCGTGTTCCGCTATCGGGCTCTGGCCCATTAGCATTGGGTCGGCCGGGTCCGCTAGCTCCAGATTCAGATTCGAGGTCCGGCCGCTCCCGCCCACCTGGCCTGAGAGGATATACCGCATCATCTCGTCATAAACCGAGACGTAAATGCGGGACCTCCCGCGAGGAAGGTTTATCATGCGGACCTCGACGGCGAACTGCGGCCATTCGTCATCGACGTCATCCGCGTAGAAGGCCGTGAGCCGTCGTGGGCTAACCGGCCGGATAACCGGAACGCTATCACCCTGGCGTTCCTCGTCCGTCGCCATCTGGCCCGGAAGCACGACGTTGTACGCGGAGCCGTACTTGATGACCGACCTATGGACTCCGTGCTGCCGGGATATCATCCGGTTAGCCCGGAACGCATCCCACTCCGGCTCCGGAGTCTGCGGCAGGAGAGCCTGATTAGCCGTTGAGCCGGTCGGCCGGTATCCGTCCACATGGAGGTTCTGTGAGATAACCGAGATGATAAGCTTGAGGAAATTCCTCCGGGCCTTCCTGGCTATCCAGCGGTATTCCGCATTAACTCCCTTGGGCGTATATGGCGGGTCCTGCTTTCCTTTCACGTAGTCGCCAATACGCTGGAGCCGTCGCTGCTCCCGCTCGCGCTCCAGCATCGCCTGAGTCGTTAGCTGGACTAGCTCATCCGGGTCGATTATCATGAGTAGCTCCATACCTTCCGGCCGGACTTCTTCACCGCTGCCTCTTTCCGCTCTTTGTACTTCTTGGACGCGAGGACGAGACGGCGAGCATGCCTAGCCGTTATCATCGCCACGCAGGCGTCAATCTTATTGTGGCTCTTGGGCGATTCCTTGCCTATTGATATCCCATAGCGATTCGGACGGCGACGGGCATTAACTACGTGCCGGCCCATTACCGAATCGCCATCATGCTTAAATCCTCCGGGCTCTGCCTCTATCTCGCCCAGTACCATTTCGCACGCCTGGGTAAACTCCGCGACGTGAGACCGCATATCCCAGGCGACTGGCTGGGGGTCGCGTCCTCCGGGAACGGCCCACACGTCCAGCGTTTCCTCAAACCATTCACGCCAGGTAATCTTGGTCGACTGCTCCCATTCCTTTACGTCCGCAAAGAAGGCGCATACGTTGAACCTTTCCTTGGCCGCCGATATCGCCGCGTGTACCTCGTCCGCTGGGATATAGCGAGAGCCGCGCGGTTCCCATATCCCAAGGCTGAAGGTAAAGCCGCTCGCTATATGGCAGCCGACAAGAGCAGTCGCGTCCTCGACACGGCTTCCGTCGAATGCCATTGCTATATCGTCGCCGTCCTCGATATAGAAATTGGGGTCAGCGAGCCTGGCCCATAGCTGCTGAGTCGTCCAGGCATCCTCCGGGCTCTCCGGCCAGTTCAGGTAAAAGCGCTTGGATACGTCCAGCTTGGTACGCGGGCTCAGAATCCGGTTCTCAACAATGTCCTCCGGGTTGGCCCAGTAGCAGTCGCCGTAAGCGAATTCCACGGCCTTCCGGATAGAGCCGACGTCATCCCAGTCAATGTTAGGAGGCGCGAGCCTAGCATCATAGAGGATACGGCCTTTGCCTTTCAGCCGTCCTTCCTCCTGAGCCACCCACGCATCAAATGTACTCTCGGCTACGGATTCCTTTCCGGGCTCCCACGCATTGCTCGTCTCAAGGATTCGGTTGCCGGACTTACCGACGTTACGGTCCATAACGTCCGCAAGCGCTACTCCGCCATTGCTCGGATAGAATGATTCCGTCTGGTCGAGAATAGCAAAGGTAACAAGCGCGCCTTCCTCCGTTGTCGGACTCGACGTAATTACCATTAGCTGCCCGCCGCCAGGAACGTGGAAAATAGTCTTCCCGGCCTCAACGTCGTAATCCTTCAAAATCCTCGAGTTTTTCGGCAGAAGAGCGCGGACCATTCGCATGGTATTGATATTGGCCTGATCGTGGCTAGTCGCGCCAATCTGGACCAATGGCATTGATACTTTCTTACCGACGCAGCCGCCTATCACATTAGGGTCGTAATGGTCCAGCCGAACCGGAGCTAGCAATTCAATCATTGATAGCACGGCCGCGAACGGAGATTTGCCTGCGCCTTTCGGCCACCTCCGGACTCCGTGGTAATAGACCCAGCGAGCGTAGTTAAGATTGATAAGCCGCTCGTCCGGGTCAAGCGCATACCACCACAGGATAAAGCGCACCTGGGACTCTATGAATTCCCAGCGCTCTCCCGCATTCGGCCCGTCAGGCTGCCGGAGGTATTTGGAAGCCCAATGAATGGCTTCCCAGCCTAGCGTTAGGCTGGGAACACCTTCCGGCAGCGTGACGAGCCTATCCCTTGGTGCTAGGAGTGCTGGCACTCTTCGCCTTCCGCTCGCGAGCTATCCGGCCGACCTTTCCCTGGATCACTTCGGCCGGGTCCTCTAGGTCCGGCACATAGCTGTCCGAGATGATATCTCCCGGATGATAAGGCTCGCCAGTATCCAATGGCGGCGAGTCTGGCGGCAGTTCCCTTGTCATCCCTGTCCTCCTAGGTGATCGGTTACGTAATCCCCAAAGTACTTAGCCGGAGCGCGCGGCTTAGACGATAGCACGTATTCCGTCCATAGCTCCGCGAACATCTCATTCTGATTACTTGAGCCGTACCTCGAAACGTACTGGCTTATAGCAGACTTATTCCGGCTAATCCACGCACCGACATTCATGCGAGGAACAAACCGCGTCTCCGTAGATGGAAGCGATGGGTCACTCCATCCCGGAACCGGCCTCGTTACCATTGCGTCGGAAGTCTTCGGCTGGGTTACCGCGTTGGTATATCCTCCGGCCTCGTGGTTGATAGCGTCCGCGAAGCCGCGCCAGAATTCCTGTTCCTTCGGGTCATCGGTATTCGGCTGGTGCCGGCTAGTCGAGATAATCCCGTGCTTCATTATCATGCCGTGAACGCCATGGCCGTATTCGTGGATCATGACGTTAGTCGCGAGGTCGTGTTCCGGGTCTGTCTTAGGCCACCAACCCGAATTCACGGAATGCTCTAGGACGGCCTGCGTGTTATTCCCAATCAGCACATCCGGCTTTATGTGGAGCGTATTCCCGGAGCCGGTATGGGAAGCGAGCGCACGGCCTCGCCGGCCATGAGGAGCCTTTGTAACGGTGACTTCCGTCTTGGATACCATATCCGGAGTATGCCGGGCCTGAATAGTCGAGGCGTGAAGAACCTTCTGCCTCATCCTCTTCTTGTTCTCAGCATTATCCTGAACCCTGACAAGAAGCTCTTTCGGATGGGCCACGCCTCCGGGCTGAATGGTCTTCCGGAGTACGTCCGGCTTTACGCCGCCAATGTGATGCTTCTTATCCTGGATCGCGAGCGCGGCCGAATTCTCGGAGCCATAGACCATCTTGGTCCGGCCGATCTGAACCTCATACCTTCCGTTACCCACTCCGGTAACGCCAACGCCATTGATCCCAATCCTCTGCCCTTGCCCGATATCCCGGAGCCGGTCTGTTATCTCCGAGAAATTCATTGTGGACGGAGGCGACGGAGCCGGAGCCTTCGGAGGCGACGGAGCTGGAGGCGACGGAGCCGCACCGCTATGGCTCCCGGAATGGAGAGCCGCTGCGGCTTCCTCCGGCGTGTCGTAGGTCCGGGTATCGCGCTTGCCCTTATCGGAGGTCTTGAGCTTTACCCGGTACTTGTGGCCTTCCTCAGCCGGACGGTCTACCCAATGGCCGTTAACGGTCTTGCCTTTGCCTTCGGGAATAGACCGGACCTTAGCGAGGACTCCCTCATGAGTCTGCTCTCCGGCCGCCTCGTGGGACATTCGTTCTAGGGCTGCGCCGCCTTTGGTCCATTTACCGCTGCGGTCGCGAAGCTCTCTCGATACGTCGTGAAGAAGATTAGCCACGGACGTGCCCTATCTCTTTGAGCTTCGCCTGCCGGTATCTTCTTGCTATCTCATCCTTTATCGCTTGCGGGCTGCCGGGCTTCTTAGCGGCATTCTGAAGCTGCCTGTCTGACATCGACGTAATAAGCGCTCCATTGTACCGGGTAGTCTCTCCGGTCGCAGCCGGGCTCTCCGGGACTCCACCCATAGGCCCGGAATGAATAGTTACGCCGCCTCGTCCTTTGTTCTCGACTTCCACACGAGCCTTCTCACGGGCCTGAATCTTAGCGAGCAATGCCCGCTGATCCTGAGTTATCGTCCCACGAGCCTTAGCAAGCCTTTCCTCGTGGTCCTTGATAGCGTCGGCCGCTGCCCGGCCCTGCGGCGCTTCAAGGTCAGAGCCGGGCTTTGGCCGGCCTCCGTACCCGCCTCCGTGAATGGCCTTCCGGTAGGATTCCTTGTGGGCTGCCACTACCTCCGGATGCTTCAGATCATAGGTGTAGCCGACCGTCCGGTAAGAGCCAACGGAGATATTGCCAGTCCGGCCGCGCTTCTGGCTCAGGTAGTCGCGATACCGGAGCGTTGCTATATGGCCTTCCTTTGCGCTCCATATCTCAATGTTAGGCTTGCCCTTATCACCTTTCAGCCCAGGGTCGTCGGCCGGAGCGTAATGCGCGGAGTATCCCATTGGGAGCCCGCGAACCGGAGCCTTGATCCCTGGCTCTTTCTTGCCGGACTGAGGGATGTTGATATTCCGGACATTCGCCGTTCCGGACTGGACCTCAATCCTCCGCGTCTGCTGTGGCCCGGCCGGAGCCTCGCCGTGGACCTTGAACTTGGTATTGTTTGAGACCTCGTATTTGCCGTCCTTGTGATGGACGATAGTCGAGGCCGTGTGGTATATCCCTTGGCTATACCGGACGCCACCAGAACGGCTCCCGGCTCCCGACTTCTCCAGCTTGGTTATCTCGTGCGGGCCGGACGGAGCCTGCCAGTGGCCGGAGCTTACCGTCATGCCCGGCTTCAGCTCTCCGGCGCGTACCTCCCGGAGGCCCGCATTTGGTTTCTCCGGTGCGGCGGGAGCCTTACCCGGCCGCGAGCCCGCTACGCCGCGAGCGGCTGCCTCCGTTGCGGGAGAGGTATGGCTACCCGTGTGGAGAGCGTGGGCCGCGTCCTCCGCGCTGGCATAGGTCCGGGTATCCCGGCCACGCTCTCCCGGCTTCTTCAGCTTGACCCGGAATTTGCCGCCTTCCGTGGCCGGCCGGTCTACCCAGTGGCCGTTGACTTGCTTCCCGGCTCCGGGCTTAACCGACTGGACCTGGGCTAGGGTCCTCTCATGGCCTCCGGCCTTCGCCTCGTCCACAAGACGATGGAGGACCTGCCCGCCTTTGGACCATTTCCCGGAGTGTGGGTCGCGAAGCTCTCCGGATACGTCATGCGCGAGGCCGGTAGCCATTGGATTCCCCTAGCTATAGCAGATGACTATTCCGAGAGGCGGCGCACCCGTCCCAAGGAAGATCACATTGGCGCGGACCTCGCGCCGCGCGTGGTGATAAGAGGCCGAAGCCCAGTTGGGCCCGCTCACGCGGTCCTGTTCCGCCCAGGTCGTGCCGTCTGCGCTCGTCTCCAGCGCCACGGTACAGTCCGGAGCGGAGCTAATCACCTTCATCGTGAAATTCCGGTGGGTATTCCCGGAGCCCGCATCGACGGGTCCGGCAACGGCTCCGGTAGCCGACGCGGTGAAACTCTTCTGGCCCATTGTCCGGTCCTCCTAGGAGCTTCGCGTGAACTGGTGGGGATGGGCCAGTGTGTACTCGCCTTTGTCCCCAGCCGGTATGATGGACTTCTTGTCGTCCCCAAGGACGAGCGGGACGAGCACGCCGGAGCCGTCATCTCCGAAGGCGATGATAAGCTCCGGAGAGCCATTCTCCCACGTGAGATACCAGCCCTGGCTGTTGGATACCATTCCGTCTCCACTTCCTCCCTCACCGGCAGAGCCGGTATCGCCTTTGTCGCCTTTGTCGCCTTTTGGCCCTGCTGGTCCCGTGGAACCGGCTGGCCCCTGAGGTCCGGTCGCGCCGGTAGCTCCCGGAGGTCCCTGTGGTCCGGGAGGTCCCTGCGGGCCTTCTGGTCCTTCTGTCATTCCTATCTCCCTGTCTGGTATTGCCGGAGCCGCGCGAGGACGGCCTTGCTCGTTGTAGCCGATTTGCCGGATGCCGTCGCCGGAGCGGGTGCTCCACGGGCCGGAGTCCTCGTCCCGGCCGCAGTACCAAGCGCGACCGCTCGCGTGTGGCCGGAGACGACACGGGCCTGAGCGGCCTGAGCCGACTTCGCTTTCAGGCTAGCCGTCCGGGCCTTAGCCAGAGCCGCGCGCTTCCTCTGGGCCATTATAGAGCGCGCTAGAGTCTGTACGTGGGCGGCCTGGCGCTGAGCCGGAGTGAGCCGGGTATTCGCTAGGGCCTTCGCTCGCGCCGCTGCGATCTGAGCCTGAGCCGCCTGGATCATGGACTCCGGAATGGGAACGTAGCCGACTACGGTAGCCGGAGCGGCTGGGGCTCCGGAGCCAGCGCCGAACTTGCCTCCGGCCTGCCGGGTCTGCTTCGCCGGATTGTAACTCACGGACCACTCCCAGCCTATGGTGCCAGTCGATAACGGCCTTGTCTGCGGCTTCCTCGTCCGCGTCTGCGGGCTCCGGAGCCTCAAGATCAATCCGGGAGCGCTTGCGGTCGGTAATCGTCGCGCCTAGTCGTTCACTAAGCCGGACGAATGAGCCAAGGGTTGAGGCGTTGTGCGTCTTGAAGAAGATATCATAGGCTTCGGCCGCACAGATAGCAGTGGCCCAGTCGCTGGCTTCATAGAAGGCGGCCTGCCCGGAAAGCGCGAGCGAGCGATACCAGCTCTGGGCCTGCGGGCACCAGCGCTCGCTCGCGGTAGGAATGACCGGAGGCTTTCTCGACTGGCCTCGATTGACGACGACAATGACTGGATCGTCCGGCTCCGGATTCCCTGGCTTACGCGGCATTACCACCACCCAGCGATATGTCCCACTGCTATCGTTATCACGATAAAGCAGCCGGTGGAGATCATGACGAATATCTCGATCAGAGTAAATCGCCTCACTGCCAGAATCCTTTCCCGATATAGAGCAGAGTCCCACAGAACGCGAGGAAGCCTCCGAGCACGAGGCTAGCGAGTGCTATTAGCAGCATGGCCCACCATGGCATTAGCCGGTCCCTCCCTTAGTGATAATCGAGAGGTTCCGGAGCGTGAATGGTAGCGTCCGGCCGCCAGTCCCGGCTATCTCAAAGCCAAAGGGAATCGCGGTAAGCCCAAGGTGCGGGCTCATGTAGTGGCGATGGACGAGCCAGCGAGCGGCGCTGAGGATATGGACCGTTCCCTTTGACTCGTTATGGTTGAGCTTAAATACGAATTCCGGAGGGTCATTCTTGCCGCCTGGATATTCGTACACGCCGAAGGTCTGGCCGTAGATGCGAGCCCGGCCAAGGAACCGGCTTCCGTCGAGGCTCCGGTTCACGGTGTTGACCCAGATCATCAATTCGAGCTTGGTATCCCAGCCATTCCCCCACCATACGTCGTAAGCGGCCTCCGCGCTTAGTCCTCTGCCCTTTGGCATCGTCACAGCGAAGTGGCTCACGATCCTCCGGAAGCTGGAGTATGGATCCTGCTTCCGATTCGTGGCCGGCCCATAGACGCGCTGGGAGTCCGGGAACGTCTCGACGGCTGTGCCGCGCTGATTAGACCACGCAGTCCACGAGTGATAAGAGTGGGCGCATATCTTCTGAGGACCATGGCCGCCACTCCAGGCGTCATTCTGGATAAACCAGCGACCAAAGCCGGGCTGCCACGTCGATTCGCTCCCGGACCCACAGAAAGCCCATTGAGAGGCATTTGCCGGGCCGGGAATGACGAATGAAAGGATCACGAGAAAGGCTGCAGCGAAAGCACTGGCAACAGCTCGCACACCCAGTTGGCGTATGCGTCTAGGTCGGGAGCCTGCATCCGGCTGGGGGTCCTCCCCCACCCCGGAGGTCCCCCACGGGAGGACCCGCACGGAGGACCCGGCACGGGAGGTCCCGGACTGGCGCATTAGCCCACGCACAATGGCAAGGTACTCCCCTGGGGCAGGAAGTCCCTTGGCTATTGGGAGTACCTTCATCACAGGCAGACCTTCCTATTCAATGGGAGCCTTCCTTTCACTAGCGAGCCTTACTCCACCAGCGCTTAGGAATCCCTAGCATAGGGAGGCATAGCGCACCGATAAGGATTGCGTACCCAATCAAGGGGAGTACAGTTTTCATACGGGCCTTCTTTCTGATAACTAATTCCTGCCGGAGTACCTAACCGATCACGGGACCTCTTTCGCATAGCCAGGATGATCCGGAGTAGGACGCAGCCGCCGATCCCTCTTTGCCTTCTTAGCAGCCCTGCCTTGCGCAGTAGAGCGCGCTACATGATGGACGTGGCATATGCCCCGTAGGACTTCCGGCCGATGATCCCAGGCCTGGCCGATATGATCAACCTCAGACGAGTCGGCTATACATAGCCCGTCCTCGCGCGGCTCGATACCAGGAACCGTTCCCCACCGGCACACCGGGTCGCGCGCTAGGATGGCATCGCACGTAGCACCCCAGCCCGGAGGCAGAGGCTCCGTCCGCCACGAGGACCCGCTCATAGAAGCTCCCGGCCGTAGGTTCGCCTTTCCGGACGAGTATAGACCCAGTGGTCCATTCGTAACCTGTCCAATGCGCAGAGTAACTGCCCCGTAGAAACTCGTTCGTGCAAGAGGTTCCGCACCAGAGCAAACTGCGCTATACTTGACCTAGGTCCGGACGTGCGGGACCGGGAACGCTCTAGCCGTTAGGTTCGGCTAGATGCCGGTAGAGCGCGAGCTAGGCCGGGTTGACCGTTCCGCGTAAGTGCCGCCGATAGAAGCCCCAGGGTGGCGGAGATACCCCGGACGGCCGGACCTAGGCCCGGAGCCGACTGCGACTAGATGCGGAAGGCTCCGGGCCTCCTACCAAAACTCTAGAGAGGCGAGTATGAAGAATCGAGAGTTCATCGAGGCCATCCGCACGACCGGAACCGAAGATGGCATCGTGTGGATCGTCAATCCGGGAACGGACGGCGAGGAAGCCGGTTCATGGGCGGTAGGCAAAGTTACCTTCCTCATGGGCGTAACTCCCGAAGACACGATCATCGAGGCGAGCCCGACCGGCCCGACAATCCGCATCCCGGAGCTTCTCACCGCACTAGCCGAATTCGCGCCGGACGGAGACGTTCAGGTATACGTTCCCGGATGGGAAGGTCAGCAATTCGCCTATTTCGACGTCAGGGACGTTTCCGGCGACCTCGATATCAACCTAGGCGACTGGCGCTGCGGCGGCTAGCCTAACCGACCGGAGGCCGTAGGCCGCGACAACGCAGCCTGCGGCCTCCACCACACGCGAAGGCGTAAGCTACCGCTAGGAGGAAGATAACATGCCTACGGCCACTACAAGCCCATGGGAGCCGCTTCCTAGGCGACGGAAGCCGCGAGCGGAGCACAAGCATGACGGATTGTGCGTTACCGTCTCGGTTCTTACCCATTGCTGGTGCCGCTGCCCTAAATGCTGGGACGTTAACTCTAGTAAATGCGTCTGCGCTTCCTGCCCCTGTGTCTGGCCCAGACTGTATACTCCCGCGAGGACATAGCCGTATATCTCGCAACCGCATAGAAGGCACCGAAGACACCAGTCGCAACACGGATACGGCTTATCGCAGCCGCAGAATTCCGGAGGCCGCTGTGTTATCTCGAATGGGATTCCGACTCGTTTGAAATCTTCTTCAGTATCCCTTATTTTCGCGTCAATAACCTCGTCCGGAGGCTTCTTCATTGTCGTTCCTTCCGATAGTAAAAACAGGGAAGTAATCCAAGGGTAGTTTTACTACCCTTGTCCGACTTCCGGCCTTATACCTTACGTGTTTAAGCAGGCATTATATATATAGGCATGGCTCCGGGAGCCTCACCCAGGATAGTAATACTACCCTTGGTTTCCTACCCTCTTTTTGCGCTGTGGCTTGCTGTACCATTCCGTAACCGGGCTGCCGTTATACGAGCCCGTTTCCCGGACGAGCATGCCAGCCTTAGCCATCTCCCTAGCCGTAGCTTTGACATCGTCAATAGGGTGCTGCCGCATACCGTTTGCTATCTTGCCTATCGACTTACGGCCGGAATCCGGAACGTGCTTAAGAATCAGGTTCTCAAGCCGCTTGTTCTCCGTCCTTGCCTTAACATCCTCAGACGCAATATGCCGGTATCCGTCCATCCGGCCTTCCTCGCGTACCGTGACTAGTTTCTGCTTCCGTAGAGCGGCTAGACATAGCTCCCGGAGGCTTTCCGACCGTTCCATAGCGTAAGCGGCCAGCCTCCAGTCTTCCTCCGTTAGCGCCGTCCTCATGGCTAGGACAGCGAGCCCGGCCGCGAACTTCTCCTGTGTATGGAGGAAGTGGCTCCGGAATGGATCGCCTTTGCCTTTGCGCCCATCTCTCCGAGCCTCGCGAATCTCATCAACGGCCATTCCGCAGACGTCCATTACTTCTAGCGGAACGCCGGCATCATGATCCAGATCATAGAGCCCGCGAGGAAGAGTCCACTTGATAGGCTCTGGTCTTGGCGGAATTACGTCCGGAGCCCATGGGTCGGTAGCGTCCAGGAACAGCCACCGCTGTGAGAAACCAGAGCCGTTATCGTGAACGATAATAGCAGAGCGCTCCGGCTGTACTCCGCCAATGAATACGCCACGGTACATAAATGACTTGATGAATATCCGCTTGGATACGTCGGAGTAGCCGAAGCCAAGCTGCTCCCCTGAATAGAAGTGCCGCATCTGGCTAGACAGCGTCTCGCTTCCTCGTCCCATAATCGCCTGGAGCGTATCAATCTCATACGCGGTGGGAATCGACGTAAAGGCGTGCTGGACCGTCTGCCCGTCTGCCCTATGGCCGTAATTCTTAACCAGACCTTCGCCGGAGCCAATCGGAATCCGCTCCGGTACCATGAATGGATTGAACGGCTTGCCATCCGGGCCTTCCGGCTCATCAATGGATATAGCGAGACGTGCGACGCTAGCCGCTCCACCCTTACCGGCTCCGGAGCTTCCCGTAATGGCTAGGAGCATATTCAGCGAGCCGTAGCCGACGATGATATCAGGGAGCACGAACGTAGGCGGTACGCGAGCTACAACGTCCGCTATAACCTCTCCGAGCAGAGCCCACGGGCTTACCATCTGAGCCTGCGCCCATTGGCGAATCGTCGTCAGGTCCTCCCGCGAATTCCAGAACCAGTCCTCGCCTTCGCCATCGAGCCTAGGCTCCATAACAGCAATCTCTGATAGCAGCCTTTCCTCTTCTACGGAAGCGACCACATTCTGCCGCGAGCCGAGCATATCCCGGAGGCCGCGCTCAGTCCACGGGTCGCGCTCATCGTAGGAGCGAAGCTGCCTAAGCAGGAGCGGGAATACGGCTCCGGTAATCGCCTCAGCCGAAGCCTCTTTCTCCAGAGCGTTTACGAGGTTCCGGACGGCCGGATGCTGGCTCTGGTTATCGAGGTCCGGATTGTCCGGTCCAGCCGCCAGAGCCTTATCGAGTAGCTCACCGACATATCCGACTGCGCCGGTTCCGTGGACTCGCTGCTCTCGCTTTGATCGGTAGCTCGCGAGAGCGCGTAGAAGGCTCAGAGAGCCTTTCGCTACCACTGGCCCGGACACAACCCTATACGGCTTGTTGTTCGGGTGAATCGAGCCTGGCGCTCCGGTAAAGCCCGCAGTCTTGAGCGTTCCTCCGGGTATGTCTCCCTGGACCGGCCATTCATCTTGCGGAACAACAGCCCGCAAATGGCGGAAGTCTAGGTACAGGTGATACCCGCCCATACGTCCCGACGATACCGTCAGCGTCTCCGGAAACTCGATGTCCCATTCAAGAAAGGCAATCGGGTCATCAACGTCGAGAGCAACAAGGCCAGTCCTCCATGAACAGGCGAATCCGACCTGCCACTTATCCGCCCATAGGTCGATATCGTCAGACGTCTCAATTACCTCAGGGCCATTGAAGTGGAATTCCGAGCCAGTCCCGTCTCGCCTCTTGCCGCGAGCCGATATCTTTGTGCGGGTCCTTATCCATGGGTGAACCGGGAATCCAGCAGCCGCGTAAATTCGCGCAATATCCCTCTGATTAGAATCTGCCGGAATGGCGGGAAGGACTAGCTTCCCGTTCCGGCCGTTAGGTAGTATACTCATTATGTCGCCTTTCGTAACGGTGAGCGTGACGTGAAGGTCCGGGCCTCTACCGAGTAGGCCCGGACCTTCTACCTTACGTCTTTGTTACTGTGATGTTCTAGTCCCGTTAACCGTAGCTAGCGCGAACGGCGAGCGTCGGCTATACTTGGATTGCGTGCGCGGGCCAGCTCCCGTTAACTCGCCTTTCCGGGAGACTCAGCGCATCGAGGCCGCCAGGCCTGCTAGCCGCCTGGCGGCCTCACTCATATCTGGCGAAAGGCGAGGCGAAAGGCGAGTCATGGTTACCAAGCATCTCCACGTCCTCGGTATAGACCCTGGCGGCGAGACTGGCTGGTGCTGGCTCACGGTCGCGCGAGCGGCTATCTTCGGCCCGGAATGGCCGGAGGTAAGCTCGTGGGACTATGGGACCTTTACCGGGCCGGAGCCTGGACAGGCTATCGCGATTGCCCGGAAGGCCAGGGAGATACAGGGACTCGACTACCGCACCGGGCCGGCCATCGTCTCGGAGCGCTGGGACGTTGATCCTTCCTTCAAGTCCACGGACCCGGAAACGCTGAGCCCTGTCCGCATTAACGCCCAGCTAGAGTTTCTCCATTACGAGAAACGAATGGGCGATGCGACATTGAGCTTCCAGGGCCGCACCAATACCTTTCATACCTATACGGATGAAAGGCTGAAGCGGCTAGAGCTTTATGTCCCAGGCCCGGACCATATCCGCTCCGCCACTAAGCACGCGCTAATGACGCTCCGGCGAGCCCGTGAGAAAAGAGAGCTGGCCCTAAAACTGTGGCCGTATCCGCCAAATGGAATGGATACGCCAGAATGAATAGTTATCGGCCCGTTACCTAATCCGGCCTCCTAAACTCCGGACTTCCGGTAAACCTTAAGCGAGCCCTAAGCGTCTAATAGGGTAGGTGGGGGAGCAACCCCCTGGAAACAGGAAGGCTTTACATGTTCACCAAGTCCGGGATCAAGGCATTCGCCGTATCCATCCTTTCCATCGGAGCGCTCGCGGGTACCGTGGCCTTCGCGGGTGGAGCGTCGGCCGCTACCACGGGTCAGCCCCATCCGACTCAGCTTCCGCGTGCCTGTGCGACCCACGTCCGCGCGAGCGACAACCTCCGGCTGAACCTCGGTACGTCCAACTTCAACTACCAGGTCCGGCTCCGTCTCGCGCCCGTGTTCTTCCAGCGCGGCGTGCTCGTCATCTCCGGGACGCTCTGCGACACGAACGAGCCCATCCCGGCCGTCCTTCCGGTCCACGGCGTCATCTTCGGCCACGTGGCCGTGTTCTCCGTCTCCTACCCGACCACCGGCCCGGATGCCGGCAACCAGGGAGTCCGGACGTTCGTGGGCGTCATCGGCCCGCACGGCCAGATCGTGGGCGGCCACTGGAGTGAGACCGGGACCGAAGCCGGTTCAGGCCTCTTCAGCCTCCAGCGCATCTAGTCCACCGGCCGGAGGCTAGTCCGCCATAGCCTCCGTCCCTCCGGAGCCCGGCAGGCTCACTCCCCAGCTCCACGGGCCTGCCGGGCTCGCTCCGTCTCTAGGGACCAGTATGCGAGTCTGGATCAGGCGGCTACGCTTCCGGTACCGGAAGGTCCGCGCTCTAGTCGAGGACACCAAACCGATGCCGAAGGTGAAGCCGTTATCAAACCGTTACTCTGCAGGGAGGAAGGCATGTCTGAAGTCCGGGGTACGCTTGCCGTAGGCGAGCGATCGAAAGGCGAGAGTGTGAGTAAGACTGGATACGTAACCTGGGAGATTCCCGTGCCCGGCCGGTTCCTCGATGCCGTGGCGTACCTGGACCTGGAGACGCGGAAGGTTCCGTGCCGCTGGGCCTTCCCGAACGGAGTGCCGCTTGGCCGGCGCTGGATGGCCTTCCTCGCGGGAGTCGCGACTGACGGCCGTATCGTCCTAGTCGAGTCGGCCGGAGACGAGCGGTGGTTCCTGGACGGCGTGCGCGAGGCTATCGGTTCGGCCGATACGGTCCTGTACCGTGCGACGAATACGTTCGATGAGGGAATCCTGAAAGGCCGGTATACCTACGCGCGGCGAGGCTGGGCCGATGAAGCCTTCTATCCCGCGATGCCGGACGCGGAGGACCTGACCTGGGACCGGAGGAAGCACGAGCCGGACTCCGAGTGGCAGAAGCTCCGGGAGCGCGAGCTGGACTCCCGCTACGTGGCGGAAGTGTACGAGCGTAACTCCGGCCTTGTCCTGATCCACCTTCTACGCGACGTAGTGGAACTGATCGGCGCGTATGGCGAGCCGGACGAGGAAGCCGAAGCGTGGTGCCGTAGGGTCCTGACGGACGCCACCTACGCTGACGCCGTGATCTTCGGTGGCGAACCGGACTCCGACCAGGGAGTCTGAAAAAGTTTTAACAATCTTGGGCCCGGAGGCCGCCAGACCTCCGGGCCTGAGGTATAGTTGATCTTGTTGGGCCGGAACGAGGCCCTAGGCGAAAGGCGAGAAAGTGACGAACGCGAACGAACTGAAGCTCCACCTCCAGGAGTGGCTGCGGAAGCCGACTGAGGACCTGGCTACCCACCTCCGCGAAGCCCACGGCCTGACCGGCGATCTTCCGAAGCTCAAGACCAAGCTGGCCCAGCTCCACGGCCAGCAGGACCACGAGGACGCTCCCGCGAAGGACGCGGCGAGCCAGAAGGACATCAGTGTCCTGGCCGGCGTGACCCGGCCGAAGGAAGAGACGGCGAAGGCCGCGACCAAGGCTCCGGCCCGTAAGGCTCCGGCGAAGGCCGCTGCGAAGCCCGCGAGCCCGAAGACCACGACCCGGAAGACTCCCGCCGCGAAGGCGGCTCCGAAGCCCGCTCCGAAGCCCGCTCCGGCCAAGGCAACAACGCGGAAGGCCGCGACTCCGAAGCCCGCGAGCAAGGCTCCCGCGAAGGCCGCCAGTAACGGCAACGCTCCGGTCGCCTCCGTCCGCGAGGTCAACCAGACCGTAGCGCGGAAGCTCGCGAACCTCGCGGCCGAAGCGTTCGGCTCCGAGTCGGACGAGGTCAAGGCGAAGGTCGCCTACTGGCTCCACTCCCTCCCGACTGGCGGCGAAGGCGGCTCCTGGAACCGCTGGTGGCCGGAGAGCCTTCCTCGTCCGGAGACGGCCGACTGGCGCGCTCCCGCCTAGTCCGTCCTCCCGAATCGTGCCCGGCCTCTCCGGAGGCCGGGCAGAAAGGTTTTTAGCAATGAGAATGGGGTTTAGCTGGCCCATCGGACGCGGCCGGAGGATGTGGATATCGGGCTCGCTAGTCGAGTGGCTGACCTGGATTCCTCTCTTCGCTATCGCGTGGGCCGTGTGCTGGATAATCGGCGGAACGGCCTACGGTATATTTGCCGCTATCCGCGCTCTCTACCGGAAGGTGAAACATTAATGGAGGACGAGCTAACCTGGCAGCCGCTACGCCGCTCTACCGTCACGGGGCACCGGGTATCCCTCCGTCCCGGCTACCGGCCCGTAGAAACCAGGAGACTGGGCTTCTGGGCCTGGCTCGCGGAGATACCGCTACGGCAGATGGCGAAGTCCATGGCGACGGAGCCCGACAACAAGCGCTGGTTCCAGGAAGAGCGGGACGATGAAGAATCTCCCGCGTAAAGCGCTGACCTTCCTTCTAGCTCTCGCGGCGGTAATGGTGATCGTCGCGACCTTCGCGGACATCATCCGCTCTCACCACCACTAAATCTCGAAAGGCGAGAAATGAGTAACCACATTCAGCACCAGACCCAGGGCCTTCCCTTCCCAGAGAACCAGCCCGCTCCGGAGCCGCGAGGCGAGGCGAAGAATGACGGGCTTGCCGTCATGGCCCTGATCTTCGGCTGGACCTTCTTTCCGGTCGGCCTGCTCTTCGGCCACATGAGCAACCACGCCGCGAAGCGAGCGAACCGCAGGCGTTCCGTCCTCGCCATCGTCGGCCTCGTGGGCGCGTACTGGTGGACGGTCGTGGTAGTCATCTTCATCGTCGCCGGTATCGCCGGAGGCGCAAGCGGGAGTCCTACGGTGGCTCCTACGGTCATCACGCCGTCCAGCGCCGCTCCGCTCGCGCCGGTCACGCCCAAGCCCGCTCCGGCCACTCCGGAGCCCGCGACGGCGACTCCGGCTCCGGCGACGGAAGCTCCGGCCGCTCCGGCAGCGCCGGTCATCTCCGCGAGCCAGGCGCAGGCTCTCGACTCCGCGAAGTCCTACCTCAGCCTGGGCACCGGCTTCAGCCGCGCCAAGCTGATCGAGCAGCTGAAGTTTGAGAAGTTTTCGACGGCCGACGCCACATGGGCCGTGGACCACTCCGGAGCCGACTGGGACGCGCAGGCTGTCGAGTCCGCGCAGGGCTACACCAAGCTGGGTACCGGCTTCAGCCGTCAGTCGCTCATCGACCAGCTCACCAGCCCGTACGGCGAGCAGTACACGCAGGCCCAGGCGACGTACGCGGCCGGGAAGGTCGGCCTGTAGGAATCTCAAAGAACCACGCCGCTAGGTCTAGACTTCACGGGCCTAGCGGCGTAGTCTTGCCTTATAAGTGAAGAGGTTGGGCGCGAACCGGGATCTAGGCTCCGCTTGCGGAGGACGGTTAAGACCAACATGGTAACGCTAGGCTGGTGGAAGCTAGCGGCCGGAGGTAAGTCCCTCCGGTTGGGACGGCCAGGCGCGCCTCTTCACTTCTAAGGCGAGAAAGGCGAGACGATGCGTAAAATGGCGAATGACGCGAAGACCATCGCGAAGTCGGCTGCCCTGGTGGCCGTAGTCCTCTGGGTCCTCTCCAAGGTCCAGGTCCACGCGAACGTAGCCGGAGCTTCCTGCTCGGCTAGCGTCCTCGCGCTTATCGCCGTAGTGGTCGGCCTAGCCGTCCTCGCCGGAGTCGCGCTAATCGGCTATGTCGTTATCCGCGAATTCCGGGCCGGTGTCTACCGGCCGAAGCACGCTTAGAAAGGCGAGAGAATGCCGTATAACCTGACCCAGTCCGACTGGGATGAAGTCGGCCGGATAACCGGCGAGATCATGGAGAACTACCCGGCCAACAAGAGCGCATTCGAGTACCACGTGCGCCGCGTCCTCGCGAAGGCCATCGTCACGGCCCAGGACGAGTATGACGCGAAGCTCGCGGACGAGACGACCCACAAGTGGGAATTCGGCCAGCACGCCATTTCCGACTGCCGCATTGACTGGTGCGGCCGCTACCGGGGTCAGCGTCGTGAGTCACAGTAAAGGCTTCCTACGCGGGACCTGCCCCGGTAACCTCAGGAAGTCGGGAAGGCCGCGCGACGGGCAGCAGAACTATAAGTGCGGCCGATGCGGAATGCTGAAGCATAAGCGCGTCCGGAAGTGCTTCCTATTCCACCACTACGTCAACTCCGGTAAGCCGGACCACGGCCACCAGAAGCAGAGGTGCGACCGCTGCGGGAATCCGAATCAGGCATTCCTCCGGGGATGCGGGATTATCCGGGCCTGCCGCTACCATCGATGCGATAAAGTGCCCGGCCTCCATTGCCGGCGCTGCGGACGAGGACGAGGATGAGCGACTACCTAGCGATGTGCCTAATTGCGTCCTCCGGAGCGCTCGCCATCCTCCTGCTATTCGCGTACGGCTATGAGACGGAGGCCATCCTGCTCTTTACCGCGTGGTTCAGCTAGGAACAAGGAAACAACAGGAGGTACAAATGAGGTGCTCATACTGCGGGAAGGTCGTCAACCCGTTCAAGGTCCACAAGTGTAAAGGCGGCCATCACTAGGAAGGAAGTGCGGAAGCCAAGGCCCGGTGTCCTATGGACATCGGGCCTTTCGCTATCCTAGGAGAGCCGGACTCGTCCGGTCGATGCTCAAGTTCCAGGTGTCGCGCATCACAACTAAACGGAAGCGCCGGAGGCTAAGGGCACCGATTATGGCGGTGGAACGGCCGTAGCGAACGGATCGTGGCTTGTCACTTCTATCCGAATCCCTATCCTCCGGCGCGACCTAGCCGGACTCTCCCCACTCGAATCGTGCGCGCCTCGCGCGCTCTAGGCCGTCCCTAGCCCAGTCCGGGACTCCGAACGGGAAGCCGCTCGTTAGGTGTTCTGTGATAACCGGCGACGGCTCTACGGCCACCCTAGGCCGCTTCATAGGGCAGCCGGAGCTATACGGGTCCCACGCTACGCCCCAGAGCTTCCCGTGGAAGTGAAGCTGGACAGGCCAGAGGACCGACTGTGGTCCGGGTACCTCTCCGAAGACAACGAGGTCATTCCCGTTACCGCATTTGGCTAGCGTCTCCGCAATGGCGCATAGCCGGTCGGCCGACTCTGTATTCAGGAATCCCTTTACTTCGGCCCACTGGCCGCATTCAAGATAGAAGTCAGGGAGATACCGGACGCGGCCGATTCGCGTACTCATCTCATATCCCTGACTCTCATAGAGCCAGGGAATCTGGCACTCATTGTAGAACACGGCCCAGCGCGCTTCTAGGCGCGACCGGAACCGATATCCGTCATAGCTCGTCTCGATAGCCTTTATCGTCATGCCTAAGTATAATCCGAGATGACGGTAATTAACTAGGTAAAGAGAGGCGCCATGAATCAGGGACGCATCACCAAGATCAGGAAGTATGTCCGGATAGCGGACGAGCACGAAGTCAAGGCTTCTGAGCACAACTGGATGGCGGCAGAGCTTATCTGGGAAGAGATAGACTCCGGCACTCCCCAGAAGGAAATAGCCCAGGCCATCGGCAAGAGCGAGGCCCACGTCTCTTTCGTCAAGCGGTGCTGGCAGCTCCGCGTGGTCGATACCGGCCTAGAAGGCTTCGCCTTCGGTGACCTCGGTTCATTCTATGAGTTCTACAACTCGTCTCAGGTACGCGGCGAGTCGGCCGGAGGCGACCATGGTGGCGGCTCCGGCTCCGGCGACCGTCGTAAGCCGTCTGGCGACTATTCGGCCTCCGGCCTCGTCACCCAGGCCTACACCGCCATAGACGCTCTCATCCGGGTACCCTCTCACCACGAGCTACTAACGGACGAGGACCTGGACCGGCTCCGGGAGCTTCCGGCCAGAATACGGGCTCTCCTGCGGACTATCGGCTAGCCGACCCGACTACTGCGAGTATAGATTGTCGGCTTTGTCCGGACTAACTCCGAGTAATCGAAATTGGTTACTCCGAGTATTACCGGCAGCTTATCCGAGTATTCCGGACCCGATTACTCCGCCAGCGGACAATTACCCCCAGTAATCGGGCTCGCTATTATCCGCTACTGGCGCTAGGCTTCCCGACTAAGCGGCTCCGGCCGGAGATGCGACCTCCGCGCCGGAGCCTAGGAACCTACTAGGAGGCTCCCTATGTCGGAGAATAACTCCGCGACCTCGCGGAGCGCGAGTATCGGCCGATTTATCCGGGCTGCGATTAAGAGGATTATTGGCGGCTTTCTCTGGCTCGTTGTCCTGGTCCCTATTCTCGGCGTGTCGGCTTACTCGCTTTACTTCATCGGCCGGTACCTCGGAGCGCCACCCTATATCGCCATCGCTTTCTCTACGTGTTTCGACGGCGTGGCGCTATTCGCGGCGCGTAAGTCCGTCGATTACGCCCAGGCCGGATTGTCCGGGAGCTTCCCGAAGCTCGTGGTGCGCCTGTTCGCGTTTATCGCCGCATTTCTCCAGACCTTCCACGCGAAGATCGGCCACGAGCTACCGTGGTCGTGGGTCTTGTGGGCCAGCCTTCCTATCGGCGCGATGCTCGTCTATGAGATGCATATCCGGTGGGAACGTCGGAAGGCCCTGGCTCGCTCCGGGTCTATCTACCCAGCTCCGCTCCCTTCCTTCGGAATGATGAGCTGGGTCCTCTTCCCGCTCTCCACGCTTAGCAAGCTCCGGGACATAACCGAAGCGCGGCGTAACGCTCTCGTCACGGCCGCCAACATCGTAGTGGCCGACTTCCAGCGCGAGGCGAGCAAGGTACGGAATACCCGCGAGCGGCCGGAACCGGCCGCAGAAACCAGCGAGGAAGCCGCTCCGGCCGACGTAGCGCCACCGGAGGTCATCGCGGCGCATCGTGCGCGGCGTACGGCTCCGGCTAGCCGTCCGGCCTCCGGGACCTGGGAGGCTAAGCGGAAGCCCGACATTCATATCCGGGAATGGGCGCGAGCCCAGCCGGAGTACAAGGGCAGGGTAGGCGAGCGCGGCCGGGTCCCAGCCGATATCAAGGCAGCCTACAACGCACGGGAAGGTACCGGGTAATGATCGCGGAAGGACTACGCGCGGTCCACGCTCCGGTATGGATCGTATTCGTCGTCATCTTCGGCCTTTACATCCTGACCGTAGGATGGTGGATGCTTAACGGATACACGCGCGAGCTATTCGGCTCCCCGCTCCCGCATATGGGCCGGATTCATAAGGTGGTATATAACTTCCACACGGGCCTTCCCGTCAAGAACATGAAGTCTCATGGAGACGGCCGGCACCTCAAGAAGGTAGCGGGCTCCACGAGCCGTGCGACTCCGGAAGGCGCGACCGTCTATTTCACGCCGTGGAAGCGTTGGCAGCGGGCTCTCCGGAATAACGCCATCATTATCATCTGGCTTCTCTCGTCCTGCGGAATGGCGATAGACCCTAAGAACACCGTCCGGGCTATGACGCTCCTGCTCTTCCTCGGAGCTATCGGCCTAGTTGCCCTACTCGTCCGGAGGAAGCGCGAGCTGGTCAGAAGGTCGCGCCCGGTATCCCGGCCGGCCATCGCCATGACTAAGCCCGCTAAGAACGTCCTAGAAGCCGACATACTAACCCTAGGCCGGAGGCCGAAGCTAGAAATTGAGGAAGCTCCCCAGCTGGAAGGCGTTGCGCCTTCCGTCCTCGCTAGCCTCCTATCGAGCCGACTGGGCGTGAGCGCGGCTGAAGTCATGACCCGGCTCCGGATGAGTTCGGAGTCCGGGAGCCTCGTCCTTCCCGATACGTATGCGGCGCTGAAGAAGGACCGTGAGACGATTGAGGAAGTCATCGAGGCCCACACCGATGGCAAGGTCCGGTTCGCCTGGAAGACTACGGCTACGCCTCGCGTCCTAGAATGGTATCCGGTCAAGGTGCCGGTCCTCCCGACCAAGGTCCGTTTCCGGGACCACCTAGACGAGCTAGAGCGGCTAGGAGCCCGTGAGACCGGCCTTGGCCTCCGGGCCGACAAGTCGCTATACATTCAGAGCCATAACGGCGACCTTCCGTGGTGGTGCCGGTTCATGGGCTCCGGTACCGGGAAGTCTATGAGCTTCCTCGTCAAGGCCGCGCAGATAGCGCACAAGGACCCGCGAGCCGAGATTCACTGCTTTGATACCAAGCAGGTATCTTTCGAGGCTCTCCACGGAATTCCCGGAATCCATATCTATGACAACCCGGTTACCGAGATGGATAAAATCTGGACCGGGCTCTACTCGATTGCCGGCCTGATCGAGTCCCGGTATACGGCTGTCCGTGAGAAGCGTAAGAAGCTAGAGGAATTCGATGACGTCTGGGTATTCGCGGATGAAGGGAATGACCTAGGCGACCGGCTCAAGACCCACTGGACCAAGACAATGGGCGAGTCGAGCGCGAGCCCGGCTATCTGGCCCGAAGCTATCGCCGCCATGCTCCGGCAGGGAAGGCAGGCGCGCGTATTCGGAGAGTGGATGTTCCAGGACCTTACTGACCGGGCTATGGGCGGCCAGTCCCTCAAGTTCGCATTCGGAGGATTCTGTGCGGCCGGATTCCTTCCCAATCAGTTTGTCCGGACGATTGGTGCTCCGGCCGAAGAGTGCCTAGAAGGCCCTGGGCGTATACTTGTATGTCAAGGGAACAAGCGTACGTGGACTCAGGGCTTCTACGATGATGAGCAATGGCTCCACGACTACGCGCTAGAGAACAGAAGGGAAATGGCGGCATGATTGGGAAGTATGCGAACTGGTGCCGGAAGCGAGGACGGACGGCGAACTGCTCTCCGGTTCTCGGAGTCCTCGCCATCCTAGTGGTGGCGGCCGTGACGGTCTACGTGTACCGGGAGGTAATCCTCCAGACTCTGCTGACGGCTCTACTCGCCATCGCAGCCGTCTGCGCCATCGTGGCCCTAGGAGCCCTGACGCTCTCGACGGTCCAGTGGTACCGGAGGCGAGCCCGGAAGCTCGCAGCGGCCACTACGGCTCCGGCCGTCGAGGAAGTCCAGGACACGCCCAACTGGCCGGCCAAGGACGCGGCCGACTGGGCGATGAACAAGCCGTCCACGGACGTGGACGAGGCGGCCATCTCGGAGGAAGCCGACTGGCTAGCCTCCGGCGTGGAGCTGGCGTTCGGCCCGGACGGCAAGCTGAAGGCCAAGGGAGGAAGCTAGCATGCGCGCGGTGGCCGTGACCCTCGTCCTCCTAGCCGTCCCGCTAGGACACCAGGTCATCGGCCACCGCGTCCATCTCCGGCTGCTCCGTCGATACGCTCCCCTAACTCCCCACGAGCTACGTCACGCGACCCGGAGCCGTCCTCTCCGGCTCGCGGCTGACGGAGCCTGGCTCGCTTACCTCGCGGGTGTCCTCGTCCTCGCGCTCTGCCTCCGCTGAAGAAAGTTTGCGGAATCCTTCGCCAACCCTTCAAATCTAGGGTAAGCTTGCCCTAGGCAAGCGAAAGGCGAGAAAATGAAAATCACGATAGCGAAGCGGAACGGTGTGGAGGAAGTCCACAAGGCCGGATGCCGGGACCTCAAGAACAAGCGCGGCTGGGACTCTGACCGCGAGGACTACAGCTTTGAGGCTGAGACGCTCGCGGACGTGTACCGCGACTACTGGCAGTGTATCGACGTTGAGAACGTCGGAGAGGGTCACTACCCGACCGTAGAGCACGTCTGGTGGGCGTGGCGGAGCGAGTTTGACGTGAAGCCGTGCGCCGCGAGTCTCCCGGAGATGGATGAGCCCGGAACCGAGAGCCCGAAGGCTAGCAAGAGCGAGGCCAAGAACGATCTCGCGCGGAGGCTCGTCCTCGCGGCCCAGGCGATGGTGGCAAACCTAGACGAGTCGGATGCGGCGCTGAGCGGGCTCTCCCGCGAAGAGGCCGGCCAGTTCGTAGCTAACTGGCTCCACTCGCTCCCGACCGGAGGCCGCGACGGCGAGCGCTGGTGGGAGACGGAGCTACCGCGTCCGGCGACGGCCGACTGGAAGCGCTGAAAAAGTTTGAAGAAAGTCAGGCCCGGAGGGAACGTCCTCCGGGCTTCTGGCGTTATACTTGACGTAGGCAATCGAGAGGCGAGAAAATGAGCGAGATGACTAGGGCTGAGGCGAAGGCCCGTTACTACGCGGAGCGCGTAGCCGGATATATGGGCTTCCGGGCCGACGTCAAGGTGGACCAGGAGGCCGCGAGCTTCTATAGCGACGGCCGTGTGATGTTCCCGGCTAGCGAAGTCGCCTGGGTCACGATCGTTGACGAGTCGTGGATGGGCGACCGGATTATGGCCGGCTGGAGGACGTACCTCCCGGAGGCCGGGATGACTGACTGGGACGGGAAGCCGCTCCGGAGCACGACCCGGCTAGTCGGAGCCTCCAAGATTCGCGGGTGCCCTTCCCGGAAGCGTCCGAAGTCCGTAGTCCGGATCAAGAACGAGACTCACTTTGCCCGTGAGGTCGGATATCTCCGGCTTACGGACGAGGTACGCCGCGAGATAGCCGCTGAGAAGGCCGCGAAGGTAGCGGACGAAAAATAATCAAACTTTCCGGCCCGGTAGGGAGTATCTACCGGGCCGGTGGCGTTATACTTGACGTAGGACGAACGAGCGAGAGGCGAGGAAATGTTGAAGAACGGTACTCCGGTTAAGGTCCGTTACGAGAGCGGGACGTTTGACGCGTCGGTTGTGAAGTGGGCTCCGGACCTAGGCGGGTACGTCCTCCTAGTCGGTGGCGAGCAGTGGATCGCTCCGAAGTCCGACGTGTCGGCCCGTTAAGAGAGGCGAGGAAATGAGTGACCTTCGGTTCCTCTTCCCGGTAGCGTACGATGCCGGATGGCAGTTTGAGCGCTTCGGTACTAAGCCGGCAATCCGGTTCGGAGCCTTCCTGTCCGATGACCCGGACGCGGGAAGTAAGCACGCGGAGTATTCGGCCTTCTGCGAAGGGATGAGCGACGGTACCCGTGCCCGGTGGGCGGCCGGAGGCGCGACGGAGCGGGAGCGCGAGCTTCTAGAGCGGGTACACGCGGCTCAGGCCGCTCGCGGTATCGTCCCGCTGCCGATGCCTCCGCGATAGATCGGCCCGGCTGGCCCTAGATGCCGCTAGCCGGAGCGCGGCCGGATTCCGAGAAAGTTTGAGGAATCCGGCCGTTTTGCTTTTCAGGACATCAAACTTCGGGTAGCCTTGCCGTAGGCGAGTTTGAAAGAGGCGAGGACGAGATGGCTTACTACCGGGCCGGTGGCGATAAGCGGGGAAACGCCGCGAGCCGTAGGGCACGGAAGCAGTGGATGCTCGGAGCCATCGAGGACCGGACCCTAGGCTGGGCTCCGTTCGGCGGGAACGGCACGACCGTAAATTGCGTGTTCTGCCGGGAGCTTCTAACCTTCGCGACCGTCGAGGCCGACCGGATTGTGGCCGGCGGCTCCTACCGGCGTGAGAACGTTCAGCCCGCGTGCCGCGCGTGTAACCTCGCGAGGTCCGACGATGACCTGACCGTGGAGGAAGTCGCGGAGCGAGTCCTGCTGACTGTGAGCCGTACCGGCCGTAAGACTCCGGCTCTCGCGGTATAATTGAGGAAGGCGAAAGGCGAGATGGTGAAACTGACGAGCGACTGGGCGACGGAGCGGTGTGAGAAGCACGATATGGTGTCGTGCGGGGACTGCCTAGACCAGAAGCGTATGCGGCGTACGGCTACCGGCGAGGTCCGGTACCAAGGCGACTGCTCCGTGGATACCTTCCGCGAGATAACCGGCTGTGACTATGACTTCGCGGCCGAAGTCCTCCACGAGGCCGGATTCACTCCAGGGCAGGGTACCCGCGCCACGGACCTCGTAAAGGCATTCGAGTCTGTGGGCTTCCGGGTAACCGACGTAACGTTCATGGGCCTAGACGAGGCCCTACTTCAGAGCGCCCACGGCCGCGACTTCTTTGTGGCCGGGTGGACCCGGAGCCGGAATCCGGAAGGTCACGCCTGGACGATTACCGGAGGGAAGGTCCGGCGAGACTTCCTCCGTCACAAGAGGATTGTGTTCAAGATGTTCGAGGTCACGGCCTAGGGTCGCGCAATGCGTCCTATGCGCGTATACTTGAGATAGCCCGGCCGGACGGCCGGAGCGGAAAGGCGAGGATCATGGAACTAAGCAGCGTACTCCGTAAGGTCCGGGCTCTTGTAGAGAAAGCCGAACACCCGGAGACTCCGAAGGCAGAGGCCGACGCGTGCCGCGCCAAGGCTGATAAGATGATGGAGAAGTACGCCATCGAGGAATGGCAGGCGATGCAGAAGGCCGACAAGGGCACCAAGCCGACGCGGATCAAGATCGACATTGGCGAAGGTGACTCCGGCTTCCTCTCCCAGACGGCCTTGCTCGTGAACATCGTCGCAGACTACTGCCGCTGCTCGTCCGTATGGATGGCGGGCTCCGGAGTCCGTGGCCTAATTCCCGGCCGCCAGGAGTACTGCTGGGTCTACGGCTATGAGTCGGACCTCCGGTATTTTGAGCTTCTTTTCACGACCGTGTTCCTCCACGTCTCTGACCTCATCTTCCCGAAGCCGGACCCCAGCCTATCGCGCGGCGAGAATATCCGCGAGCTTCGGAATGGCGGCCTGAACTGGAACGAGATAGCCGAAGCCTACGGCTGGCGGCTCCAGGCCCGTAACGGATCCAAGACCACTTACCGGGATAAGGACTCCGACGAAGTGGCGACGTGGAGCAAGGTCGTGGGCAAGATCAAGTCCGACTACGCGAAGGAAATCAAGTCACGCGGCGAGGAACCGTTCACGCTAGGCCGTGGCGGAGCCGGTAACGCGAACTTCCGCCACAACTCCATTAATGGGTACCTAACCCGTCTCCGGCAGCGGCTCCAGGAGCAGGCCGGTAGGCGCGGAACCGGCACGGAGCTAGTCCTAGCCGACCGGACCCAGAACATCACCGCGATGATGGCGGAGGACTTCCCGGAGATGAAGACCGCCAGGAACAAGACCGCGAAGTACAACCCGGAGGCTTACGCTCGCGGCGTACGCCATGCCAACACGGCAAGCCTCGCTCCGGAGGCCGGAGCCGCTACCCGGAAGGGACTCCAGTGAAACGGAAGCTCGCGATGGTGTGGGCCGCGCTCTGCGGCCTCACCGTCGCCTTCCTCGTAATCGTCTGGTTTACCCTCCCGACCGGAGATTCATTCTGGGCGATGGCTAAGGCCGCGACGGTAGGAGTAACCCTGATGATGCCGGCCGTCCGGTACCTCCAGAGGACTCCGGCCGACCGTGAGAAGCTCCGCGAGCTTCGCGACATAGACCGGAAGCTAGATCAGATCGATGGGAGAAACTGATGACTTACGAGCGAGAGGCCGATGAGCTGATCCAGCTCATCTTCTCAGAGGCGAGCCGACCGGAGCGGGTCCGGCTCACGGCTAGCTTCCTCCGGGAGCTAGTGGCCGCGTCCTACTCCGGCTGCGCAGGATACGAGGCCGACCCTGACGCGCCTACGTTGGTCGTTAAGGACCCGGTGAAGTCCGGTGCGGCCGTCCTAGCCGACGCAACCGAGGACGAGGTTGACGGCTTTCTCGGAGCCGTCTGGGAGGGACGAGGCCAGCTCTGCGGCGAGCTTCCACGGGACCTCTTCCCGCCTCCGGCTCCGGGACCTTCGGCCTACTGCGGCGCATGCGCGCGGAGCGGCGTAGGAGTCTGTGATGACTGGCCGGACTGCCCGGCCGGACGGGTCCGGTAAAAAGTTCAAAGAAGTTACGGCCGGAGGCGCGCATACCTCCGGCCGTGCGGTATACTTGCCTTGTTGGCCCGGACGAGTGCTCCGGGCCGGGAACGGAAAGGCGAGAAAATGTCGAGTATCATCTGCCGGAACGGCGAGCCCCACAAGCACGGTAGCGTCCAGGAAGTCAGGGACTGCTACGCGGGCCGGAAGGTTACGGCTACCGCGACGGCCACGAGGACCGTCGAGCACGTTCGTGCGAACCAGTATCCCGGTGTCTGCGCTCTGTGCTTTAAGCCGGTAGGCGAGCGCGAAGGACGGCTAGTCAAGAATGACGGTAACGGGAACGGCTACCGCGTCCTTCACCTAGCCGGTCAGTGCCCGAAGACTCCGGAAGTCGAGCAGGACCGCTGGAAGCGCGATGAGAAGCGTGCGGCCGCGAGGACGGACCCACGCGACTATTCGGCCGTCCGTGGCGGATACTACGCGACGGTCAACACGCGGGGCACGAACGATTACGACTTCTGGTATGTGAAGGAAGGCCGGAAGCCCGGTTACCGTTTCGTCAAGCGGGTCATCGGCGGCCAGGGCCCAATTCGGATCACCGGAGCCGAAGCGCTCCGCGCGCTCTCCGCGATTCTCTCCGAAGGCGTGGATGTGTGCGGCGATAGGTTCGCGGACGAGATGGGAAAGTGCCGTGACTGCGGGCTCCCGCTTACGGACGAGGACTCGCGCGCCGCACGGCGAGGCCCAATCTGCCGGAGTAAGTAAGAGCGGACGAGAGAGCCCGGAGGCTAGTCCTCCGGGCTCTCTTCGCGTATAATTGAGAGAGGCGAAGAGAGGCGAGGATGACCGAGGACGAGAGGCGAGCGAACCGGCTAGCCTCGCACGAGAAATATAACAAGAGCAAGAAAGGCCAGAAGCGCAATAAGCGTTACGAGGCGAAGCATCCGGAGCGGAAGCTGCGGTGGGAAGCCGCAAGGAACAATCTTAGGAGGAACAATGTCTAGCCCGTCCGCTCCGGAGTCCGAAGCGATTAAGATGCTCAAGGGAGCCCTGGGGCTCTCCGGGTACAAGCGGCCTTCCGACCGGGACATGGCCCTATTCGGCTATTCCGATGAAACCAAGCGGGCCATCGTCCGGGTCATCGAGCTGAGCCCAGTCCTTGAGGAAGCCGTCCTCAACATCGCAGACCTCGCCTTCCGGGATGGCGAGTCTGGGAATTACGTCTAGAGTAGGATAGGCGAATGACAAGTGACCGAGCGGCCGGGAACGGTCTCAGCATTTCCCGGAGCGCATTCGTAAAGGCGAGCCGTCCAGTTCGGCCCGGCAACGGACCCGTCCGTTCCACGCTTATCCATCCGCAGGTATGGAGGCGCGCGCTCGCGCTCTCCGGCCGGAACCTCCGGCGCATGGAACGGAAGCCGGACGGCTCCGTCATTATCCACAACAAGGAAGGTGACTACAATGCCTAGCTCAGGAGGCTCGCGCCCCATGGACCCGGTCAAGTGGATGATCGCTCAGGCGGTCCAGCACCATCTCGTTACCGGGAAGGAACAGCCCGCCATTCCTCCGAAGCCAGACAACGTCGAGTCGGCCGAAGGTCAGGCCATCTCCGCGACTGAGACGCTCGTCCGGGTCATCACCACAAACCAGGGAGTACGGTACTTCCGCGTCAAGGTAAGCGAGATACTGTTATGGGTGTCGTCTATATCCCGACCATGGGACGGCCGGCCAACGTCCGGAAGATCGTGCCGAAGTGGCTGGACCAGAATATGTCCGTCCGGCTAGTCGTGAATACGGACGAGGTCAATACTCATCTCGCCGTCCGCGCCCAGGAAGGCTGGGGCTCCGACGTACGGGTCTGGGCTCCGCCAGGAGTCCGTGGCATCGGAGCTATCCGGCGCAAGATCGTACGGCAGGCCGCGAGGAACGGCCTCAACGCCATAGTCCTTTCCGAGGACGATGCGATACCGGAGCGGAAGTCTGATTTCCACGATCTGCTCGACTGGGCCGAACGGCCGGACGTTCTAGGCATCGGCGCGACCCGGCCAATCCACGACCGCTTCACCGGAGGCGCAATCTCCAATAACTCCGGCGCTATCCTGTGCCCCGGAGGATGGGGCTTTGTCTGCTTCGCGCTTAACGTCCCGAATGCGATCGCAGCCGGCAATTACGATGCGGCTCTCCATACGATCGGAGACGATGCGGAGCTAGCGCGGAACGGCATCGCGAAACTCCGGATTCCGTGGCTCGCCCATTGTGACGTCCGGTGGTCCGCTATCGGTACCCGGTACTCAGCCGGAGGGATCAATGCGCGCTTCGGAGAGGACGAGGTGAAGCGCCACGCGGCCGAACGGGAGTGTATGGAGATAATCCACGAGCGGTGGCCGGCCTACACGAACCGGCCAGATCAGCGGCTCCGGGTATCCTGGCAGAAGATGCTGGACGACTACATACCCGGCTGGCGCGCCCGGAGCGCTCTCCACGGAGGCGACCTCGCGGCCGACTACCGGGAAGAGGCCACGATATGACCGACTGGACCGGAGGCCCGGACCCGGAGCTAAGCCGCGAGCTAGCGGAAGAGTTTGAGGACCCGCTACCGGAGCCGGAGCCCGTTCCCTAGCGGCCGGGAGAGTCCCGCTCCGGTCCTCGCCTACCGGAGCGGGCTCCGGCCGTTAGAAACCATCCTAGCGTGTTCGACTTTCTGGCACGGTTCCGGTATCCTTGAGGCGAAGGCGAGCGAGAGGCGAGGAAGTGGAAGTTACCATCACGACGGACGGTAAGCGGATCATGGCGCGCATACCGTACGCGAACGGCTCCGGGCCGAAGCTCGCGAAGCGAGTACCCGGAGCACGGGCCGACTGGGACAAGACCGGGACCAAGGACGTGTTCAAGGGATGGGTCTACCCGCTCTCGATGGATACCTGCCGGAGCTTCCGCAAAGTCTTCGGTACGGACCTCGTGGTACTCCCTCCGCTCGTCCAGTGGTCGCGTGAGCAGGTTAAGGCCGAAGCGAAGCTGGAGGAACTGCGGGAAGAGGTCATAGACTCCGTAACCTTTGAGCTTCTAGGGCTCCAGGCTCCGGACCTCCTAGCCGCGATGCGTAACCGTCCGTATCAGCTAGCCGGTACGGCCTTCCTGCTTTCGGCTAAGGCCGCTATCCTCGCGGATGACCCCGGACTGGGCAAGACGCTCCAGACCCTAGCGGCCATTATCGAGTCCGACGCCAAGACGATCATCGTAGCCTGCCGCCGAAGCGCTACCCGGACGGTCTGGGAGCGGGAGACGATGCGGTGGGCTCCGGGTATCGCGACCTTTGTTGCGCAGGGGAGCCCGAAGGAACGCCAGGAGGCATTCGAGGAATTCTCCGACTTCCCGACTCACATTCCCGGTGTCCGGAAGATGCTGATTATCAACATCGAGATGATCCGCGCCAAGAAGATCGAAATATGCCCGGAGACGAAAGGCCCGTGCGCCTATGGTGACCGTCCTCCGGCCAATCACCCGAAGCATAAGTACAACGCGGAATACAAATGGCCGTTCCTCTTCGGGCAGGTCTGGGACGCCATTATCCTGGACGAGTCGCATAACCTTCTAGCCTCTACCGCGAACATCCAGAGCAAGCGGATTACCCAGCAGCGCTTCGGCGCGATGAAGCTCCGGGGCTGCCTCCGGCCGGGAGGACTCGCCATCGCGCTGTCGGGTACTCCGTTCCGGTCTAAGCTCGTAAAGGGATGGGGCACGCTTAACTGGCTCCGGCCGGACCTCTTCGGCTCCTACTGGCGCTGGGCAACTCAGCACTTCGGAGTCGAGGACGGCCGGTATGGGAAGATCGTAGGCGGGACCGACGCGGAGGGTAAGCCGGTGAAGTCGCCGGACCCGCTGGACTCCGAGACGTGGGACCGGATGCTCAGGCCGCATTACCTCCGGAGGACCAAGGCCGAAGTAGTCCCGGACCTTCCGCCGATCTTCTACGCGGGAACGCCCATCCGGCCGGACGAGGCCGACTCTCCGTGTTACGTCCAGCTTGATATGCTACCGGAGCAGGCGAGAGCATACCGCCAGATCGCGGATGACGCGGAAGTTACCCTGGACGGCGAGAGGCTTACGGCTACCGGAGTCCTCGCGGAGATTACGAGGATGAGGCAGTTCGCGAATGCGGCCGGTCGGCTAGGGCCTAACCGGAGCGTCCTCCCGGCTCTGCCGAGCAACAAGCTAGAGTGGCTTGTAGACTTCATGCAAGAGCGGGAGGGTACCGGAGCCAAGGTCGTGGTCGCCTCGTCCTTTACGGCCATCGTAGAGCTAGCGGCCGACGTTCTACGCGCCGAAGGCTTTGAGGTCCTGACCCTAACCGGCACGACCAAGGACCGGGACCGCTCTGACCTCGTGGCCCGGTTCCAGGACCCCAACGACTCCCTTCAGGTTGTCTGTATTAACCGGATAGCCGGAGGCGAGTCGATAACCCTGGACGCGGCCGACGAAATGGTCGTAATCGACCAGCCGTGGATATCGGATCAGGACGATCAGCTTGAGCCGCGAATTCACCGCGTCTCGCGTATTCACCAGGTCACGGTTTACCGGCTTATCTCGACGGGTACCGTTGACGAGTGGATGGCGAGCCTAACGGACGAGCAGCGCGAGACGGTATCCAAGGCGAGCCCGCGTAAGCTCTCGGAGATGATGAAGGAATCCAGGACGGAGATGGCGGCATGACTGCTCTAGATAGAGCGATCGACAACCGGGCCGAAGATCTGCTTGAAGAGCTAGATGGGATAGCTCGCGCGGCCGAAAGGCTCAAGCGCCGGATTGCGGAGGAAGGTCCCGTTACGCCTCTGCCGGCCGACTGGCCCATAGGGACTACGCGGGCCCAGAGACTATTCTGGGAGTGGCGTACCCTAGCCGAGCACAAGAACTATGGGTGCTCCTGATGACTAGGAAGCGTACGTGGCGGCCGGGAATCAACCGCGTAATCGAGGAAGCGCTCATTGAAGCGGAGCCCGCTGCCGAATGGCTCCGGACCCATCCTCCCGGAGCGAAGCTCCCGGACCATCTAGAGCCCGGCTATGAGCCGGACGAGTACGAACCGGAGAGCGATGGACCTGAGTATTGAACCGAGAGGCTGCCTCTTCTGGTTCGCTCTCGTAATCGGGACCGCTACGTTCATCGCCGCAATATCAATAGCCGTAATAGGAGGACTCTGATGGGTGATAAGATAAGCAACACCGAGATGGCCGTGCTGATAGCGCATACGCTAACGACTGTCCTTGGCCTAGAGACGGACACGAGCGAAGGCGTCATTACGTTTACGGCCAAAGCTACCGGCCAGAAGTTCACGCTCACGGCAGCCGAGATTCAGTCATGAGAAGCCGGAGCCCATGGGGCCAGAGCGTCATCCTATTCATCGCCTTCTGGCTCGCGGCGGCCATCCTCTGTATCGGCCTTCCGGCCTACCTAACGCGAGGCCGCTAATGAGCCGGCATCCGCGAGCCGTCCGCGAGCTTCTAGCCTCCGAGATGATGAAGAAGGGAAGTGAGGTCGTGATCCTAATCACCGGAGCCGACGCGCTCTTGCGGCTTACCCGTGACTGCCGCTTCCCGGAGGCGAAGGCGAGACGGGTCCTAAACATCGCCTGGGAATTCGGCCAGAAGGCTGAGCCGTGTCCCGGAGGATATGTACATATCTGGTACCACGGGAAGGACGATACCAATAACCACATATATTCGGTGGTAGAGCACATCGGGAATCCCCAGGGGAAAGGACTACCCACTGACAGGAATAGGGACTATACTCAGGGTAAGACAATGCCTCGCCGCTCCGGTGCGGCAGTAACGGAAACAACGAAAGGGAACACAATGCCTCCGCGCAAGACCAAGGCCGCGACTCCGGAGCCCGAAGTGGCCGAGCAGAACGGTGGTGAGGTGGACTTCGCGAAGTTCGTCCAGAAGCCGATCACCGACAAGATGACCGACTACATCGAGTGGTTCGAAGCGAACGTGGCGAGCCTCGACAAGCTGGAGGTGGACCGCATCCTCGTCCTGGGCGTCTCCATGTACAAGTACTTCCAGACCTCCGACTTCAACGCGGATCGTACGGAGCAGCGGCGCGCGGAGCGCGAGGCGGCCTCGACGGAGCCCGCGAGCGAGCCGGAGGTGGCCGCTCCGGCCCGTTCGGCGCGCGGCCGGTCCCGTACGGCTCCGGCGACGGCAACTCCCGCTCCGGCCAAGGCAGCCGGTCGCGCCGCGAAGGCTCCGGCCGGTCGCGCCACGACCCGCGCCAAGACCCGCGCCACGGCTCCGGCCGGTGACGCACCCTTCTAACCAGACTCCAGCCCGGCCGTACCCTCTGACCCCCAGAATGCGGCCGGGCTGGTCCGTCCGGTCCCTACCCGGAGGACCCAGCCTAGGCCAAGGCTGGTGAAAGCCGGACGGTAACCCGCGAGATGCGCGGTAGAGCCTCCGGGTAGGGTCCAGGCGGATAATGAGCGAATGACGAAAGGCGAGGTAATGGCGACCGCAGAGCTTCCCATCCCTATCCTCCGGACTTCGGAGCGCTCCACATTCAAGAAATGCGTATGGCGCTGGCTCCAGGAATACCGCTACGGCTATAAGCCGCGAGGTATCCAGGCCGACGCGCTCTGGTTCGGAATCGGCATTCACAACGCGCTAGCCGAGTGGTACCTGAAGGGTAAGCGGCGCGGACCCCATCCGGCCGATACCTGGGAAGCCTGGTGCGGAGATGAGATAGCCTGGGCGAAGTCCTACCTAACCGATACGTTTGAGGAACCAGTCTGGCTGGACGCTCGCGATCTCGGAACCGCCATGCTTGAGGGATACGTCGATCAATGGGGCAAGGACCCGAAATGGCATATCATCGCCGTTGAGCAGCCTTTCGAGATAGCCATCCGGCGCGATCGGCAGACGGCCGTCATATTCAAGAGCCGGTGGGATGGCGTATTCCGGGACCTTGAGACCGGGCTCATCCTCCTACTCGAATCCAAGACCGCTACCCAGATAGCGACGGCCTATCTTGAGATGGACGATCAGGGTGGCTCCTACTGGGCTGTGGCCGGCCGGGTCCTCCGCGCTAATGGAGTCCTGAAGCGCGGCGAAGAGATAGGCGGCATTCAGTACAACTTCCTCCGGAAGGCGATGCCGGACGAGCGGCCTATGAATTCACAGGGCCTCCGGACGAACAACCCGACCAGAGAGCATTATATCCGGGCTCTCCGGTCTGTCCGTATAGAGTTTGTCGAGCAGTCGAGTCCAAAGAGCGGGCCCATTCCCGTTGATAAGGCGAAGCTCGCAGACCTCCAGGTAGCCGCTAGCTTCGCCAACCTCCAGGTACTCGGAGACATCAGCAAGAGCCAGCCTCCACCGCTATTCGTCCGGCCGGACCCGATTATGCGGAACCAGGGAGAGATAGCTACTCAGCTCCAGCGGATAACGGACGAGGTTCAATGGATGAATGCCGTCCGGGACGGAACGCTACCGGCCATTAAGACTCCGACTCGCGACTGTCCGCGCTGTCCTTTCTGGGGTCCTTGTACCCTCCACGAGCAGGGTAGCGATTCGTACCTAACTCTACTAGAATCCAACTATACCCAAGAGGACCCATACGTTGATGCTGACGTTAAGTCGGCCGACGATTAGGAGGAACAATGCCACCGAGGAAAGCGGCCGAAGAGACGGCCGACGCTCCGCGCACCGGGACAAAGGCCCGGAGCCGGCAGACCGCGAGGCAGCAGAAGGATCAGCCCGCGCGGATGATGGAGGCTACGGTTGAAATCGAGGAAGTGACCCTAGCTTCCATCGTTACCTCAACCAACATCCTGATCCAGGGACCTCCCGGAGGCGGTAAGACAGCCCTAGCCGGTGGCGCGCCGAATGCCGTGTTCCTTTCTACCGAGATAGAGGGAGCTATCTCAGCGGCCATCTCCGGAAGCCGTGCCCGGCTCTGGCCCGCTCCGTCGTGGGAGTACTGTGTGGCCGGTATTCAGAAGGCCGAAGAGGAACTGGGCCCGGAAGACTGGCTCATCGTAGACTCCGGCACCAACATGCAGGAGATGTACATGAGGTGGATCATGGATTCCCTCGTGGCCTCGTCTCCGCATCGGGACCTCGACATTCCCTCTCCGGCAGAACACCAGAAATACCAGAACGGCTTCAAACGGTGGTATAACCGGATCATGAAGATGAAGGCGAATACCATCTTCATCACCAACTCGATGACCGTCGATGACGATGAAGGGAATCCGCGTACCATTCCCCTCATTCTCGGCAAGAAAGGCGAGATATCCGACTACATTTCCGCTCAGGCCGGAGTAGTCCTATACTACTCGGTAAGCCGCGAGAGCCGGGAGAATGAAGCTGTTGGCCCGGACGTTATCCGACGGGCTCTCGCTCAGCCTTTCCCTCCATGGCTCGCGAAGGACCGCTACAACGCTCTCGGTACGTTCTGGGACGTTCCTCACGGTGACTACACGGCGATGGCGAGGATGATCGACGCCATCGACAGGGCCAAGAAGGAAATGAAGAATGTCCGAGACTCCCGCGAGCCCGCAGCCCGGCCAGCCGTCCGTCGTGCTGTCCGACCCAGACGAGCAGCCAGCTGAATGGCTGCGTAAGCATATCGGGAAACGCCATACGTTTCTCGGCTACGTAACGAAAGGGGAGCACGCCGCAGATCACAGACTTCATCCGGAACGTCTAGACCATACTCACGAAAGGTAAGAGGCTAAATGCCTAAGCTCAAGGATGTCAATGACCTCGATGTCGAGGCCCTGGATGCCGTCGAGTATTCCACCGAGGAATACACGACCTATGCCGGAGAGGTCCCGCCTGTCGGAATCGAGCTGACCGGGTACGTCAAGCGTCTGTGGTGGACGCGGACGGCTCCGAAGCAGGGCGGTGGCGGCGATGACCCGATGCTCAAGGTCCTGTGGGTCGCGGCCGACAACGACGGCGACAACGAGGAATTCAACGAGTGCCCGTTCTGGCTGAACGCTCCGCTCGTTCCGGGAGCCAAGTTCAGGTGGGCTCCGTTCCTCGACGTGTACGGCCTCACGCTCCGCCAGATCAAGACCAACACATTCGTCGCCTCGAAAGAGGACCAGAACGGCGCGCCCATCGAGCGCATCGGCCAGTGGAAGCCCGGAGAGGACCGGGACGAGGCGTGGTGCCGGATCATCACCGGCCAGGAGCCGTATAACGGCGAGATGCAGGCCCGCGTCAAGGAATGGCTCATGTGGGACGAGGAAGGGACCGTGGAGCCGGGCGCGGAGGACGGCGACGGCGAAGAGGCCGGAGCGGAGGACGGCGACGGCGAAGAGGAAGGCGTGGAGCTTTTCGAGGACGATGAGGGGAACCTCGTTGACGCGGAAGGCAATATGTACGATGAGGACGGCGTGCTCATCGAGCCGGAGCCGGAACCGGAGCCTGCCCGTACCCGCCGCGCTCCGGCGCGAGCCGCTAAGCCAGCCGCTAAGGCTCCCGCTCGCGCGGCTAGGACGGCTCCGGCCGCGAAGCCCGCGAGGACGGCTCCGGCCACTACGCGGACGCGCGCAGCCGCTCCGAAGGCGGCTCGCGCCGCGACGGCGAAGGCTCCGGCCGGACGAGGCCGTGGCAGGGCTGCCGCTGCGCAGAACGAGCCTCCGTTTTGAGGCTGATGACCTAGCCGCTACGGTTAAGCGGCTCCGAGATGAGCTTCACCAAGAACTCATCATGAAAGGATTCCGGTGAACGGATTCAACCCGAATGGCGAGAGCGGAGCTGCTCAGGCTCTCGACCAGAGACAGGCCCAGATAGGGCTCCTGGCTCATCTCCTAGCGGCGTGCCATATGCCGCGACGGGAGACCATGTAGTAAAGCTCCGGCCCGGCAGGCATCACGGGACCTGCCGGGCCGGTTCCCATAGGGAGAATATGAAATGCGCGTCCTCATTCTAGGGTGCGGTCCTTCCGGGCTAGCCGCCGCTCAGGCCGCTCTCGACTTCGGAGCCGACCCATTCATCATAAGCAAGACTGACCGGCCGTCCATGCTCTACGGCTGCCAGTACCTCCACGAGCCCATCCCCGGATATGAGAACGTTCCCAGCACAACCGTCTCCTATGCGCTCATCGGCACTCCGGATCAGTACCGTGAGAAGGTCTATGGCGATAAGTGGACCGGGAAGGTTAGCCCGGAGGACTTTGTAGGCGAGCACAACGCCTGGGATATCCGCGAGACGTACGGACGGCTATGGGCCGACCTCATTGGCTCCAGCCGCGTCTCCCTCTTTGTCAGGGGAGAGATAACCGAAGGCTGGATTCCTACCGCCATGGGTCCTCCGCCATTCCTCATCATTTCCTCGATACCTGCTCCGGCGATGTGTACCAAGCGAAGCGTCCACGGCTTCTACTCGCACGCTATCTTCGCGAACGGTACGACCAACGAGGAACCTATCCACGACAACGCCATTCTCTGCGACGGGACCGACGCTCACCGGTGGTACCGGATATCGAACGTGTTCGGCTACCGGACGATTGAATGGGCGAAGCTCCCGCCTCCGGGAACCATCGCCGCGAACGTCATCAAGCCGCTCCGGACGGACTGCGACTGCTACCCGTCCGTCCTTCGCGTAGGCCGCTACGGGACATGGGACAAGAGCTACCTAGTCCACAAGGTCTACGGAGACGTTATCGACGCTCTACGGGCCACTCAGAGCCCGGCAGAGTACGTTGCGGACTACCTAGACGAGCGTAAGGGACCGTGGCGGATGTGAGCTGGGAGACGGAGTGCGGCAGCGGATTCCATACGGGATGGTGCCGCCATAAAGTCACCGGGAAGGTCTACCTGAGAGCGGGAGCGATGACGGACATTAGGGCCAGCGTAAGCGGCGGCATTTTCGAGTACCCGGCCGAAGTAATACTCAGCCGCGCCAACCGTCCTATCGTCGCGCTTGATATCGACGGGACGCTGGGAGATTACCACAAGCACTTCCTCTGGTTCGCGGAGCTATGGTTTGGCCGGCCGTTCCCTCCGCCAGACGAGGTCAACCCCGGACTCCGGCTATCCACGTTCATGGGAATCCCTCACCGGGACTACCGGGAGTGTAAGCTCGCATACCGCCAGAGCGGCCTGAAGCGGGCCATGCCGTGCTATCCGTACGCGAGCGAGCTTACCCGCAACATCCGCAAATCCGGAGCCGACGTATGGATTTGTACTTCCCGGCCATATCTCCGGCTAGACAACATAGACCCGGATACGCGGGAATGGCTCCGTAGGAACGGGATTCAGTATGATGGCCTAATCTGGGAGAGTATCCCGGACGGCGACCAGACCTGCGGGAAATACAATGACCTCGTGAACCAGGTCGGCCTTAGCCGTATCGTCGCGGTAGTCGATGACCTCCCGGAGCAGACGGCCGACGCGGAGCGGCTAGGTATCCTTAATATCTACGTCCGGGATCAGCCGTATAACCGGGAGCCGCACGTACGCGGCGACCGGATAACGGACCTCTCTACGCTCTGGGAATGCCTAGAGCAGGATATATCACAATGGAGGAATAAATGAGTACCTACGGAGATATGCCGCACAGGACCGTCGAGAGGTATGTGGATGAGGCGATGTTCCCGGCCGTGCCGCTCTCGGAGTACGGAGAGGAAGTCCGGCCGTCCGTCACGGTCATTACGATGACCCCGGACCCGCTCCGGGTCCTCGCGTCTGCCGCCTCGATGTACAAGGGACTCCCGGTACTCCCAGAAGACATATCCGCCGAAGAGGCGGTGGCCTATCTCGATGCCTTCCGTGGCGGGAAGATCGTTGCGCCACTCGAATGGATTCAGATAGCGCTCCTGATCCAGGGAGTCTCCCGCGACTTCACCCATCAGATGGTCCGGCAGAGGACGGCGACATTCGTCCAGGAGTCGATGCGGTTCGCGGTAAAGGACAACGCCGCGAACGAGGTGCCGATGCCTCCGTCTATCGCGAGGCTCCCGGACAACAGCGATATCGTCCAGAGGTGGCGGGAGCACGTAATCAGCACCGGCCAGTTCTATAACTACCTCATTCAGAACGATATCCCGGCAGAGGACGCGCGGAAAGCTCTACTCATCGGAACGGCTACCCGGCTCCATTACCGGACGGACCTCCGGAACCTCGTGAATACGGCCGGGATGCGGCTGTGCTCTCAAGCCCAGGCCGAATGGAAGCAGGTCTGGCTAGAGATAGTCGGAGCCATCCTGAATTACGGGCCGGACGAGGAACGCTGGCAGCAGCGGGAGATAGTCTCCCTATTCAAGCCCGTATGCTACCAGACCGGGAAGTGCGAATTCAATAGCCCCATCGATCGGTGGTGTGTTATCCGGGACCGCGTCAACGCCCACGCGGAACGAGGCGAGCCGCCTACGGTCTGGCTCGATATCAGCCCGCACGAGCCGCTCCATCCGGCTTCGGCCCGGAGGCCACGATGAAGGTTTACCTAGCCGGTCCTATGCGCGGCAAGCCGGATGAGAACAGGACGGCCTTTGAGGTCGGAGCCAAAGCGCTCCGGGGCAGAGGCCACCTCGTATTCAGCCCAATCGAGAATAGCACTCCGGAGGGAGGACTACGCGCCGCAATGGCGAGTGACCTTAACTGGATATGCCTCTGTGCCGATGTCGTGGTCCTACTCGACGGATGGGAGGATTCCCTTGGCGCTTCGGCCGAATACGCGACGGCCGGAGCTATCGGAATCCCGACCTATTGCCTCCATGAATTCCTGGACCTAAAATGAGTGGCGACGGCGACGGCCTCCAGAATGACATCGATGAGATTATCCGGCGCGTAACGGATGGCGGTGGAGGCTCCGGCCTCGCGGCCGCAGAGATAGTCCGCTATCTCTATCTCAACGCCACGGCCGTAACAAAGCCCCATCTTCACGTGTGGGATATACTTGGGGTATGGAATTCGATTGAGCCAGCTCGTCCGGCTCATCCGAGGAATCCTCCGGACAGGACCACTCAGGTTCTTATCCGCTGTCAGGAATGTAATTTCCCGCAGACGGTCCTGCTGGAGGGTATCTGGACCGAAGACCAGATCAAGGCGAACATGGACGAGGAAATCAACAAGTAGGAAGGCGAGAGAACCAATGAGCGAGACGAGCGAGGCCGACCGGGACGCGGCGTACGACTACCTTAAGAAAGTCGGCCTAGAGCCAAATCCGGACGCTATAGCGAACCTAGCCGGACCTCTTACGGACGCGCTCCGCATCGTCTGTGAACGGAAGTACTCGGAGCGGATGTGGAAGATGCGGGGATGGAAGGGACTCGCCCACGACATCATAGACAAAGCCTTCCGGCTCCGGTTCCGCGAATGGGAGATGCGGGAGCTGGACGAGGACTCGCCTCGCGACATGATTAACTTCTGCTGCTATTACCTCCGGCTAGGCCACGAGGGTAAGCCGTGGGGAGAAATGGGGAGTCCGGGATGAGCGAGCGCGAGCGCGAGGCTTCCGAATTCATTCCGTCCTCCGACTGGACCGATGACGAATGGCTCCGGGTAATCAGGGAATTCCCTCCGGATACGCATCCGTCTGTAGCCGAAGCCCAGGTGGCCGTATGGAGAATGGAAGCCGGATGAAATGCCGGCGATGCGGATGCGATAAGGATATCCATCAGCATTACCATTCCCGGACTTACTGCGGCCATTGCGGCGAGGCGGCCTGCCCCGCCTTCAAGCCAATCCGATGGTATCACCGATGGAGGAACAATGCCTAAATTCCCGGACGCGGCAGTATTCGCGGACGTATCGGACGAGCTAGCCGAAGCTCGTAGCAGATTCCCGGAATTCAACGGAGCCCACGAGGGATACGCGGTCATCCTGGAGGAACTGGACGAGCTGTGGGAAGAGGTCCGGTCTAAGGGACGGACGAACGCTCGCATGTACGAGGAAGCCAGGCAGGTGGCCGCTATGGCTATCCGGTTCATGCTCGACGTATGCGGAGGGAGTCCTGATGGACGGTAGCCGATGGATTCAGGATAAGGAAGGCCTGTGGTGGGAGCTAATGCCTGCCGGGCCTTTCCCGGAGCCGCGCGAGCTAACCCCGGAGGAACGGCTAGAAGCCGCGACTAACTACCTGAAGAACCGGCTCGCGCTCAAGATAGACAAGCTCTACGTCCAGGCCGGTCGGTTCCAGTCCTATGTCGGGACTACTCCCGATGACTTTACGGACGGCCTCCGGTAATGGGAGAGCTAGCGCGGCGAGTCCGGTTCGTTAACCTACACGGCCATTCAACATTCTCTTTCGGAGACGGGTACGGACCTCCCTCCGCGCACGTCGCGAGAGCGGCCGGACTTGGCTATACCGCGCTAGCCCTAACCGAGCACGGTAACGTATCGAGTCACTATCAGCTAGAAGCGGCCGCAGTCAAGGCCGGCATTCAGCCTATCTTCGGCCTGGAGGCTTATACCGGAGCCGTGGACCTAGAGCACCGCCAGCAATTCAAGTTCCATCTGACTATTCTCGCGGAGACAGCGAATGGATACCAGAACCTCAACAAAGTCGTCACCCAGTCCTATAAGGACGCATACTACCACCCTACGGTCAGCGGTAGTTATCTCAGCGCCCACTCTAGCGGGCTTGTCGTTCTTTCTGGATGTTCCGGGAGCCTTCTGGCTTGTACGCTCCTGGGCGGAAAGGGAATCCCGGAACCGGATACCGGAGTCTACAACTGGAACGGAGCGCTAGAAGTAGTCGAGAGGTTCAAGTCCCATTTCGGTGATAGGTACTTCCTAGAAGTCCAGCCTTTCTGGGAGCTGGAGCGCTCGTGCTTTATGAATCCGGCCTATGAGGAACTGAGCCGGATGACCGGAGTGCCGCTAGTCGTTACCCACGATATCCATTACCCGCTCCCGGAGGACGCAGAGATGCAAGCTATTCTCCACGCGGTCCATCGCGGGAAGGCGAGTATTGATGACGCGCTCCGGGAATGGAATTACGAGGTGGCGATGACCTTCCCGGACGGAGACGCTATACTCGGAGAGAAGCTAATGAAGACCGGCCTTAGCCGGGAAGCCTCGTGGGAGGCTATCCTGACTACGGAGCGGATAGCCGGAATGTGTAAGGTGAAGCTACCGAAGGCCAAACGTCTCCGGTACCCAATATCCCAGCAGGACATTCAGCCGTGGAGCTAGCATGATGTCA